AGTTTTCCATCAGCCCCTGTAGCGTATGGCCTATCAAAAATATCAATGTCATTCCACGCAGTTCTTACAATCGTACCGTCATACCAAACGCGATCCAGGTAGTTATAAACCACATAACGGCTGTTTTCTATTTCGTTGTTAGCAGGATAAAACCACCAAACCTCGTCAAACTCCGTGTTGGCACCGGCATGTACTTTTTCTTTTTGGTCAAAATTTAAAGAACCTTCGCTGTTAGGGGAAAAGATGTATTTTTGAAGGGAACAGAACAACGTTTGAACAACACCATCGTACTGGTAAAAACCTGTTGGGGACATCCAAAAAACAACACCGTTTACATCCACGGCAGCGTGTTGAGAAACAATCCCAGGGATTTTACCCAGGTTGTCGAAAGAGAAGACAAAGTCTCCACCGATTCGACGCATAGAGTGTAGGGCTTCGTCTGTAAAGATAACGATTTCGCGGCGTGTCTTGAGAGCTGTAGAGATAAAAGAGCCGGATTCAAGCCTAAAAGAACCCGCTTGGTTTGTCGCTGCGGCAGTCCAAACGTTATAATTTTCACTATCACTCCAACGAATCAAAAGCGGATCAAAGATACCAGACACATTGTGCGTTCCAAAAGCCACAACGTGACGTGCGGGTTGAGCTACAAGCATAAAATTTACGACACTGGGGGCTGCTGAAGAAATTACTCTGGCCCGTGTGTCTAAGCCATCAGAGGCGACCCAGGTATAGATTTTACCGCCTTTAGGGTTAGCCAAAAGGTCTTCACCCCAGTTGTCCAGGGACCATTGGCGAAGCTCGGTGCCTACGCCAGAACCACCGCGAGGACGACCCCAACCGGCGCTTAAACTGGTACCCACAGAAACCCCTGGGGTTCCCCAAGTACCTGCACCCCAACCGGCAGCAAACCCGTTGTCAGCGTCACCGGAGTCCAAAAGGAACTGAAAAACAGCAGCACCGCCACCTGCGGATACACAGGTTGTAGCGGAAGTCGAGGATTCGATGATGAAGTAATTCGTACCAGCAGATACAATCTGGTATTCACTTAAAAGGTTTATACCGCCTATGCTGGCTGTGGTTGCGAAAAGAACGTAGTCACCCGTGCTGCGGTTGTGACCGTCCACACAAACAGTGATAAAAGATGAGCCTGAAGTTACATGAAAGGGGTTTGAAACGGAAGCGGAGCTTTCAATCGGTGTAACATCGGTAATCTGTCCACCGTTGTATATCTCCAGTTTTTCGTTCGTACCTACAGCAATATATTTGTCTGAAGCAAGATCAGCCCAGGTAAGCATATCTCTAGGTACTCCTATGAAAGCTTCAGGTGTTGTTTGCTCTTTGGTCCAGCCACCTATTTTTTCAGGGCGCTTGTAACGAAACCTTACGTGGTCACAATCTACATACTGACCCTCGGCATCATAATCGGTTGTATTGCGATTAATACCGGGAGCAATGTTTATCTTCTGAATTTGTGTGTCAGAGCTACTCATGGACTTAAGTTTTAATCATCCAGGTTACAACTTTATAGGGTGCTAAGGTAACCGTGTGGGTGTGCGTTCCACTTGCTGAGATAGTGTGTGAGTGACCGCCACCTGAACCTGTTGTCGCTGTTGAACCTGTAATGGAGACAGTGCTTGACGAAGCAGTTGATGTTTTTCCTAAAGTTGCACCAGGATCACTACCGGCAGAAGATTGTTTTATTGTGTACTGCTCGTTTACGGTAGACACCGTATCGTTGTACGCAGCTGCGCGGTCTGCCGTTAAAGCAGCTCTACCTGCACCATCTGTGCTAAAAACTGTGTGGTAGTGGGCGGCGGCAGTGCCTGTGAGAGTACCAGCGGCGTGACTGTGAGATGGAATGTCAGCTTCTAAAAGTGTGTAAGAACCTGTAGAGCCACCGTGGCTGTGGTCACCGCTGGCACCTGTAACAGTCGCTCCGGCGTAAGATCCACCAGAAGCTGTCAAAGAACCTGTTATGTTTGTCTTCGGAGTACCCGAGTCGTCTTGATTGGCACCTATAACAAGAACATCCCTTAAATCAGGAACGTTGAATGTTGTGGTGCCGTTACCTGACCCATGTAAGGTACCAATAGCTGCAAACAAAGCCGCATACGTCGAACGAGAAACAGCTTGACCATTACAAAACAACCAGCCACTAGGAATAGAAGCGATTGTACCAGCCCAAGGTTGGAGCATTCCTGGTTGAAATATTCGTGTGCTATCTGTCGTAGAAGCAACGTTAGCCACTTTTATAACGTTAGTACCATCACAAGCTACAATCATTCTGTCGCCAGCGGCGAGGTCAACGCTGCTACCCGAACCCGTTGATATTGTCACGGTATAAGACCCACTGTAATCAGAGAGTATTACATACATTTTGGATTTAGAAGGAATGAAAACGCTTAGATCACCACTTACAGTTCCTGTTAACTGCAGAATCATGTTACGGGCTTCGTCAGAAGCACCGTTTAAAGTCGTTAAAGTGTGGTCTGCGGAGCCGGATATGTTTTCTGTGTGCATACCTGCTATAGAGTCTTCAATTAACTGAAAATTGGTGTCAGCCAGGTCCCCCCAGGTGAACTCGTTTTCCCCGTTGGCCTGGTCAATAAAACGTAGAAGGCTTGTGTATGTGCTAGGCATTTAAAATCTCGGCTATACTTTACCGGACAAGGTGTTTTGTTCGGGGTTTTGAGGTGTTTTCGCGCTATCACGTCTCGAACGTCTAGCTTCGTTATTCAAGCTTTCTAGAGCTCGTGCGTATTTGGTTTCCCAAACGGCGTCTCTCGTGCTGTAGTCTTTCATAAACTCTGCCATGTTTGACATAGTAGCGTAATACAAGGCGTCAGGGCAGCGAAGAGAGAAATAATTTGTCGATGTAGAAGCGTTTAAATGTTCGACATCTTTGACGCAGTTAATTGTGAAAACAAAGTTTTGATCTGGGGGTGGTGCCAGCATCCAGGCTGCGCTGTCCCAGTTGGAGAAATATTTAGGCTGTCCTAAAACAGAAGGGTTGGGCCAATAATCTTTCATAAAACTGGCAGTTTTCATTACGGGGAAAACAGCGCTTGAAGATACATTGTAAAACATATCTTGCACTACGCGGTACCCTTCAGGTTTGAATAAAAACTGAGATCCTGACGTAGCTGTGACAGAAACCACTTCTGAAACACCGTCCGTGTCCAGCTCTTTCATTAGTCTTTCTTCTGCTAAATAAATAGCTGTAGGAATGAAAGCTGTGAACTCAGAACTGTCGTCTTCAGCCAAAGCTGCAATCGCAGAAACCAAGCCATCATAGTTTGTAGGTAGTAAAGACATAAGGGTGTTTAAACCACGCGCATAAACATGTACGGAGCAAAGCCGCCGCCGCCGAAGGACAAGGAGCTTGCTGAAGCAGGTAAAGAAGAAACAGTAGCCGCCATATAAGCAACACCATCTTGAGCCGTTGCACCTGTAGTGCCGTTTTTCCAGCTGTCAACACCAGCGTACACAAGTGTAGGGTTACCTGTACCACCCAAAGCGCGGCAACCTAGCCAGTAAGTACCTGGGAAAACTGTAACGGATACTGTGGCTTCTTTTATTCCAATTGTCGTGAAAGGAACTGAGCTGGACTCAAAGATTTTTGCTCCAGGAGCGCCAGCAGAGTCAGCGTAAAGACCAAAAACACCGTTACAGCCAGCAACAGCACCGTCCACGACAACACCTACACGCGTCCAAACCTTTTTCTCTGGGCAAACCCAAGGGGCCATCCAAAGAACGCTCGAAGTCATCGGTGTGGCTGAAAACAAGGCATTAATACCTTCAATACCGTAATACCTGTTATTCGCAACTGTTAGGCGGTTTCTAGGAACTACTTGTTGTAAACCAACTTCGGCTATACCGTCCGTCCTGAAAATCCAGTCAGAGTTGGAGTTGAACCCAAAATATTTGTTCTGGTATTGACCGTGATTTGTTAAAGGAGCCATATAGAACCCTACGCCGTAGAGTGCTGTGCCTCCTGCAGAGTTTTCTGCACAAGTATCAAAAGCTGTGATAAAAGCAGAAGCTACGTTGGCTGTACCTCTGTTCACACCAACACGACCTTCAACACCGATAACCAGCGCATCAGTGCCTAGGGCATCCTTATAACCATAACCAATAACACCACCGTAATGTCCTACACCAGATATGTCGGCAGAAACCCCTACGTGGTTCGTTTTACCAAAAACAGCAAAGCGAACTGCTTGAGTGCCAGCAGCAGGAGACCAGTTGTACTCTACGAAGTTGTACCCAACATCCGAAAAGGTGCCCATGGCAACCAAAGACGAAGAACAAGAAACTGAAATCTTTTGACCTGTGTATTGGATTCCCAAAGTGGCTGACGTAAAAGGTATGTCTGTAAATTTAGCGAAAGCTGAAGAAGAGGTTTTTGTCAGGTAGAGTGCGTCAGCCTCTGCTGGTTTCATAAAGGCAGAGGAAGATGTCTTGGTTAAGTATAAAGCATCAGCTTCAGTCTGTTTGATAAACGCCGAAGAAGAGACCTTGGTTAAATATAAAGCGTCCGCTTCAGTTTGCTTCATGAAGGCCGAGGAAGATGTTTTGGTTAAAAACAAGGAGGCCGCTGAGGCTGAAGTTATAAATCCAGAACCGTCAACAATACCTTGGGCCAAAGCTGAGGCTTCGGCGGAAGTAACGAAAGAATCAATGTCGGCGGAAGTAATAAAACCTAAGCCCGTAGCAACTTGAGATAGAGTAGCCCTGCGGACACCCACGTTTTGAGAAATCAAAATGGAGTCTGTTGTTGAAACTTCAGTGGCTTGGGTAAACGTGTTACCGTCGTTCTTTATAAAACTCATTAGGGTCTACTCCGGGTCTTCTTCAGCTAAAGCTGGTTGTGGATCTTCAGTGATAATTAGGAAAGTGCCATCTTCAAAAAAGATGTAATTGGGTTTTGGATCAGTCACGTCTCGTCTAACATTTTTAAGACCGATAGCCTCGCGGGTATCAGCAGGGAAGTTTTGGGGGTGATCTACACGGTTCCACATGCCATCAGATTCAGATTTATGAACAAACAAGTTGGTACCCGGTTCAAAGATCATCTCTCTGTAGGGAAACCTGAAACCAGAGCGGTCAGAAATAGCCCAGGCATGTTTACCTGTGGCCCATTTATGACTAGAACGTCTGTTGTTTTGTTTAGGTCTTTGCGACACTAGGAACCTAAAATAGTTTTACTGGCAGGGTAAACACTGTAATCAATTCTTTCTCTGTCTTCTTCCAAAGCTAGCTGCAAAGCCTCTAGATACTCACTCTTGTAGTAAAGAACAGTTTGAAGATCTGCTTGTCTAATTTCAGACATTTTCCAACGCAACCCGTTAACAATCGCCTGTAGGTACCTGGTAGAAAAGTCCACCAGCTGGTAGCTTTTGGTTATATCGGCTACTTTCACACAACTCCAAGTAATAAACTTATAAGTTTGTGCGTTTGGTACCGGCCAAAAGTTGACGGTTAATTCATCTCTTTGACGATCCACCATAAATTGTGTGGGGCGACCCACAGTATCTTTAATCGGGATCTCTAACCAGTCAGCTAAAGATATTCTTTGTATGGGTATGTCTAAAACTTGTGTAGAAGAAGACGTGCGAATAATAGCATCAAAGACATTCAAAGTGGAAGACCCCAAGGAATATCCTAAAGAACTAGCCGAAGTCAAAGGAACGACAACTTGCTCCATTGAAGCAAGAGGAACCATCCCTCTATTTTGCATGTCTATGAAAAGAAGGTTTAAAGCTCTACGCGCCAATCTGGATTCGAACTGCGTGACGTGTTCACCACCTAAGCCCTCCAGGGCTTGCTCGATGATTTCATCTACAGGTAAATCAAAAGTTTTTGTCGTTCCTACCGTTTCAACCATGTGCTATCTCTTAAATATACCTGCTTTAGTTATTTTAGTTGTCAAGCTAGAGGAGGTCGTGCTGTCAGCTATTGATACCAAACGCCACTCAAGAGACATTCCTGAGCCGGATGAAATAGCCAAATCAGGAGTAAATATTGTATACACACCGGGTGTGGAGTAGGTTTCAGCCAACAGCAGGTTAGATCCTGAGTTACCGCTACCATCAAAACCCCTGGTGGTTACTTTTGTGGGTACACCTGTGCCGGTTAAGCGTAGCTCCAATCTGAATTCAAAAACGTTAGAAGGTGTAGAAGGTATTTCAACTTCAGCCAAACCGTACACAGTATCACCCACTGAGAAACCAGAAGACGTTGTTTGAGACAATCGCATTTCATCAGTTGCCCCACCAGAAGTTATGTTTTGTACCAGCTGTTGGACATCACCTGTCGCTTTCGATCCTGTGCGGTTCTGCGCTGTATTGACGCCTGTAAGCGTATAACCAGTCGCAACAGAACCTGTAGCGTTAGACCCTGCTGTACCCCCTGTACCCGACAAAGTTGGATTCGACAAAAGGTTACCTGTAGTGTAATTCACAGTGTTGTTACCGTAGTACGAAACCAAAGTGTCTTTAATCTTTTTACCAACAGCGTAGGCACCATAAGGACCAAAGTGAAGATCGTCGTAAGCCATGTTTGCTACTATTCCTCCTGCTCCATCAGTCGTAGCGGCGTAGGCGTCAACGCAAACACAGCGGCCCAATCTGGTTCCGTGTTGAGCCATAATCCAGGCGTTTACAGTGTCCATAGTCGCTTTCGCTGTCACAATCTGAGGGGCTGTGAGGGTTGACCAGTTAGACCTGGCGGTGATCGTGCTCCAAATTAAACGCTTACCTAAAACAAGACAGTTGTAATCCGCGATTTGGTTCAAAGAGCTTATAATAGCCGAAGGTGAGGCTGTAAGGGCCACAATGTCATTTGTACCACCCATAAAGAAAAGAGTGTCGTAAGTAATCGCTGGAAGATCTGTAGTCATACGGGAAACCATCTGGACAGTTGTGTTTCCTGCTATACCCAGGTTGTTTGCCGGTAAAGGAAATTTCATACGGTTTCCAGCTAAGGCGTTATACCAAGTGTAAGCTCCAACATTCTCCAGGTTTTCGTCTGTTGTGCTTCCGCCGATATCCATGTAGGCCGTGATGGAATCACCTAAAGCTGCTGCGGTGATGTTTCCGGTTAGCAAAGGAACGGCCACAGGTCCATTTGCAGCAGTCGGTGGCGTGGATTTGTAAGGGTGCCAAGAGGGTAGGTTGGAAGTTAAGCCGTGTTTCCAAGCCAAGTAACCTTCCATCTCGTAAGCGTAAGTGTCGTCGGTGCAAATGATAATTTCGTATATATCACCTGTCATAAAAGCACCTGCGGAGGTTCTCAGTAAACAGCCTACCGCAAATCTGTTTAGAGTCAAACTGCCGGATCGTGTAATACCTACAATGGTTGTTCCTGCCGTTCCATCCAAATAGCCAGCCATAGCCAAGCCGCTGTCCACAAGACGCACCAGATTTTTTGTACCGTCATAGGCTGTTATCGTATTTCCGGTAACGTTCGAAGACAGAACGCCAGCTGCGTCATTTCTTAAAAAAAGAATGTTGTCTGAAGAAGCTGCTGTAGCCTTTACACCAAATTGGTAAACAGGGCTACCCGAAGACGAGCTACCCTCAGCTATGATCCCTGTGCCGTTCTGCGTGGGAATGTTACAAACCATGTAAATGGCGACTTTACCGTTTGCGTACATCCAGGGGGATGAATTGAACAGGTAGTCACCACCGTCAAAAGACATTTTTGTTCCATCCCAAGTGGGTCTCAAGGTGGAAGCCCCTGCCTGTGCCAAGTGTCTTGCGTTGGTCGATTTGTCGTTCCAAGCAGAGCAAACTCCTGCGGGGGCTGTGATGGTAGCTGCGTCAGTTGCATCGTACCAAGCGCCTAGTTTTGAGCCAGCGTTTGTTGGAGAAAAGGGTACGGCAGATTCACCACCAACACCTGATAAGTTGGAGGAAACATTAGACAAAAGAGTGCTGAGAAGGTTGGACGAAATAGAGCGCAAAACAGGGAGAGCCCTAAAGGATACCCACAACAGTTGCTGTGCCAGAAGCACCGACTTTTTCAATGCGGATGGCTTCTACAGGACCGTTGACCACGGTTGCAAAAGAGTTTGTTGCTGTCGTGTATGAAGAGGAACCTGCTGAAACCGTGTCCTCTAAATGCGAGAAAAGAAGGGTTTTTGTATCTGGATCATAAAAATTCGTGTAGATGTTGATTTCAGCACCTGAAGTCAAGTATCCGTAAAGATTGCGCTGGAGTCCACCAGAATCAAAGCGATAGTCGCAAGGGTAAGTTCCCGACGAAGAGGCCGTTGTCGCAGCATTTAAAAAGATGTGTTTTGTTCTTGTTTGCATGGTCTTGGATTAGGTTTACTAGGGGAATCCTAAGGGGTATAATTCGTGGAGTTAAGTTTAACAGATTTGGTTGTGAAAGGAAAAGAAAAGAGGACCACTTAGGGTCCCCTTTAGAAAGTTATTTAGTGTGGTTGCAATGGTACGCCTAGGATCATGCCCCAGTGCTTCCGTACCACTGTCTCCAATCACTCCAACCAAGTGAGTATCTTTCACGGGCTTTGTAGCGCATGTTACCGGTATCAAAGTCTCCCTCTTGGCCTTGCGAAAGGGCAACGCGTTCGAAGTATTTGGTACCGTTAGGAGCATCCGTACGGATAAACCAAGCGTCAGGATCGGTAAAGCGGTTGTTAACGTAGCCACCTTTACGGAACATTCCCATGTTTTTCAGTGCATTGATGTCGTTGACGTTCGTTACACCGGTTGTCGAGTTGGTAGCCGTGGTCGTAGACAAGCTAGATTTAAGGATACGTTCCAAGATGAACATGTTGAAAGGCGCGATGTGAATGGACTCGGCTTTGGTGTTAATCAAAACACCTCTTTCATCTTTGAAAGCAGCGATGTCAATAATAGCTGTCTCAAGAGACGTTTCAGAGATATCCGCGTGGTTCACAGGGCGGTTCGTTTGGTTACCCGTAAGAGTTGGGTGAACATCCGTGATCAAACAAGCACCATCACCACCCAAATAGGAAGTAGAAAAGGCGTTGTTAAAGATATCCGCAGCGCGTTGTTGTTTGGTAACAGCCAAGGCACGACCCAAAGCTTTCGCTTTCATACGGGAGGTTTCAGCGTAAAGGTTATCCTCTACGGCTTCTTCGGTGATCGAAAACCCTAGAGCAATCGTCGTGTGAGTATACGTTGCCGTGTAGGTTTCTTTCATGTCGTCGTAGAAAATGCTTTGACCTTCGAATTTCTCAGGGGCAGTTCCCAGACCGGTAAACATCACTTCTTGTTCAAAAGATCTGTTAGATTTTTCTTTGTCAAAAAGAACAGTGTGCTGATTTTCAATGCTTCCGTAGGCTGTCCCGAAGATAGCGTTTAGACCAGGAATCAGCTGCTTGCTTATCTGACCGCGTGTAATAGTCATAGTAGTTTATTTTCCGCTAGATACTAAAGTTCTTGAACTGAGCCGAAACGGGCCAGTTTAACTTCAACAGCAATAGGGCCTTGACCCCAAGCTACGTTTTGAGTGCCGTACAGTCCGAGAACCGTAACCATGTAACCACCGGAAGTACCAGCCGAAGCCACACCGTCGATAACACATTGAGAGCGTCCGTTAACGACAGAGCCGATAGCCGACATTTTATACGTACGACCTACAGCGGAGACCTGAAGGACAGCTGAGGTAGCAGTACGGACAATGTAAGTGTTGTCTTCGTCGTCGTAAACTTTACCGTAAACGCGGGCTTCACCGTTAAGAACGGGAACTCCACCTTTAGAAGATGTACCGGCTACGAAGTCTTTCGTGAACTGAAGTTGACCCGTAACTGGGTCTACGTACTGGCAACCACCGAAAACGCCGTAGCAGTTTTTTGCGTTCGTGGCGATTACAATGTAACCTGCGGATAGTGCAACTGGATCACCTTCACCAATAGCTGTGGCGTATCCATTACGAATCGGGTAGGTGTTAAATCCACACGAGTTGTACTGGCTTCCGAGCTTACGGGCGGGGGTGAATCCTTTTTGAATGTCTATGAAAGGCATAGTTTAAAGTTTCCCTTTTTATTTTATTTAAAGTACAAAAAGGCAAACATTCGCCTCTTTAGTTACTAATCTCCGAAATCTATTTCTCGGGTCTTAGTTGGTTGATCGCGGGTGGTTTTATAGTCACCTTTGAAATTGTGTTTACGAAGGTCGTCAACCAAAGCACGGCTGCGGTTCCTCGTTTCATTTTCCAGGTAAGCCCTTTTCTTAGCTTTATGCGAAAGGGAGACCTTGGCTAAAACCAGATCCCCTACGGAGATTAGGTCTTTATGCTTATCGACTTCACTGGCGAAAAATCCCGCTAGGGATGTGTTCATCTCAGGAACGTCTTCTTTAACCAGAAACGTATATTTGTCTGCCTCTTTTCGTTTGATGTTGTTAACATCCAACTCGCCGTTATTCACGTAAACGCGAACCCATTGGAGATCATAACCCTGTCTTTTAAACCTATCGATGGCTGTCTGTGGAATATCCAAAGAACCAGGCGGTTTGTAAGTTTCATCCAGATCTTCTGGAACGGGTGACTCTAGGGCCAATTCGGCTTCAATAGCAGGACTAATATCTTTAATCCTCATTTCTTGTTTCGGTTTGTAGTCTTTGGTCATTTTGCTTTTAATCCTTAAATATCTTTACGTAAGAGGAGCCTTGCTTTTCAGCGATTTCCAATTTTCTTTTTTCTTTTGCGTAGTCCAAATACGAAACTCCCATGAGGTCCGCTAAGGATTTTTCTTCAGCACTAAGTGTGATTTTATTGGAAGGTGGGGCTTTACGAGAAGAGGATCGGCTGGTGCCTAAGACTTTCTGCGAAATCTTTTTCTTTTGAGTGTTTTTAACGTCACCGCTCTTTGACGAAGTTTCTTCTTCTTCGGAGTCTAGATCATCTTCCTTGTCTTTCGCAAGTCCTAGCTTAATTAATCTTTTGTCTATCAAATCATAAAACTCTTTTGACTCTGGGTCGTAGCCTTTACGGATCAAACTTTCGTTGTAAATTTTAACTTCTTGGATACGCTCTATGTCGTCACGACCTTCAGGGTCTAAAAACCAGGAGTTGTTTTTAATCCAGGTTTGCGTAGCTTTTGGGGCATTTTCAAGTTTAGGTTGCTTTTGAACAACAACCTCTTCCTCTTCTTCCTCTTCAGGTTCCAGAATAGGATCTGGTTTCCAGCTGTCGAGGGCTTTCAAAGCCAACTGAGCGTCACCCAGTTTGGCAGTAAGTTCAACAATCGCTTCAGAGTTGTCTTCTTCGTGAGCCTTTGTTAGTTGCTTTTTGGTAGCCTCTAGGATTGCCGCATAGGAGACCTTCTGGGATTCCACGGTGTTCTTAAGGGTTTCCTGTTTGTCTTTTTTAGCTTTAAAGAGTTCTTGTTTCTGATCTTTTAAAGCTTTAACCAAAGCTGCCCGCGCTTTTTCAGCCTCTTCGGCTCTACGCTCAGCCTCTTTTGCTTTGGCGTTTAACTCCCGTATGCGCTCGTTGGCGCGGGATTTTTTAGGAACGGCGGGTTCTTCGTCCTCTTCTTCATCGTTCGTGCTGAAACTGATTTCGTCATCGGTTTTACCGGTGTCTTCTTGGTCAGTATCTTCGTCCTCATCATCTTCTTCTTCGAGACCTTCAAGTTCAAGATCTTCGTCGTCTTCCAAATCGTCTGTTTTTAAGTTTTTATAGTCGTCTGGGTTAATAGGTGTCCATTTAGTCATTTTTCGCTGTTAACGCTGTACAGTGGCGGGGTAGTGTTTAGGAGTTCGGAACCACTCCTATGTTGAATTTGGGGTCAATAGTCGCAGGATCGTCAATGACTGCCAGGACCCGATCACAGGCAATCAAAAGAACCGGAACACCCCGTAGGAGTATTTTGGTTCCAGAATTTTTAGGGAGTAAAACGTAGTCGCCAGGTTTACACCAAGCAACACCCTTAAAGGCTTCTTGTGTGTAAGCCATGGGGCCCACAGCTAAAACCAAAGCTACGTTATTCAAATAAGCCACGTCATCTCTGGCTTCGTCCGGCAAGATAATGCCACCTTTGGTTTTTTCGTCTACTTTCGTAGGTTGAACCAAAATGTTCCAACCCTGTAGGTTAAACCCCGAGAAATCTACAGGGCCTTCACTCATTTTCGTTTTAGTTTCGTCTAGAATTGTTAAAGTCTTCATCGGCTTCGTCTTCGTTACGATACAACTTGTCGTAGATCTCGTTGAAAATCTCCAAAGATTCCTCTAGGGTCACCACGTAGACACAAGCTTTTTTATAAGCCAACTCATCAAAGTGACCTTTGCAAATAAGGTCTTTGTGATCGTTGATCCTCGTGGTCAGTTCTTTGATAAAAATCTTTTTTAGTTGTTCATTCATCCAGCTGAATAGTTTATTCGCTTTAATATGTAAAGTCAAAACTTTTATTCTTTAGTTTTTGGTTTCTCGGTTTTGGCTTTAGCAGTTCTGTCTTTCTCCTTAGACGCAACATCGATAGCTTTTGAAACAAAGTCAGACATCTGTTTCATTTGAGCTTGCGTTTGCTGGGTTTCCGCTTGCATAGCCGCAACAACCAATTTGTTTTCTTCGGCTTGCTGCTTGAGAGCCAGCTCCATGGATTTCAAGGTGCGCTCGAAAAGACTTTCTTGCATTTCAAGTTGTAGCTTTCTACCTTCGTTTTGAGCCCGCATGACTTCAGCATCAGCCAGTTTATTCTTGGCACCGTCCACACCTTGGGCTTCCAGCTCGGCCAGTCTTTGGTTTGTTTGAGCGATCTTCTGAGCGGCTTGACCGACAATTTGTTCGTTCATTTGCTGGTTAGGATCGCCGCCAGCGATGGTGCCGCTAATGCTTTCTTGGAACTTCAAGATAACGTGCTCTTGAATGTTCGCTTGGATTATCGGAATAATAGCTTGCATAAAAGGTGAGCCACCGCTTTGGGGATCTTGTAAGAAAGCCGACTTCACTTGGATGTGACTGTCGTGATCCTGTCCAGGGAAAGCCTTTATAGGTTTACCTTGCTGGGCCGCTAAAAGATCTGAAATAGGATCTTGCTCTTGAGGTTGCTCGGGGTCAGGTAGGAAAAGAGTTATCTTTTGTGTATCTACACCCAAGGACTCGTAGTATTCCTTTGTCACGGCCCTGATGTCGTGGATCTGCGGGGTTTGCATAGCCGCCGTGTAGATGGCTTGTGCCTGTGTCATACGCTGCGCCTGAGACGAGATGTTGGGGTCTGACTGTGGAACCACGTCAACTCTACCGTCATAGTCACTCTTTTGGATCTCAAAAGTGTCACCTACAACGTCAAACTCTTCGACTTCACCCAGATACTCGTAGTTGATACGTGCCAGGATCTTGAACTCTTCCTTTTGGGCTTTGTGAAGACGCTTGTGAACCCCGGAGAAAAACTTGGAAGAAGCCTCTAAAAGAGCCATCGTGGTTCCTACAGGGCCGTAGTTCGTAGAGTCGGCAATCATTTGCTCGGCTGTATCAGCAAACTTCTGGGCGCGTTCTTCGACAAACTGGTACATCTGCAAAAGTGTAACCGAGGGTTCTTTGAAAGGCATAAGCTTGAAAGCTTTGTCCAGATCCAGACCACCACACTCAACTTCTTTAAACTGTCCAGGTCCTAAAGGTCCATCGTCACGAAGTCTGAGGCGTTTGTCTACAAACCCTGCGTTTAGGTTGGCAAACATACCAGAATCAATAAGGGCCCTCATGGTCGAAGTTAGGGTCATCTGCAGGTTTCCCAAGAGGTGAATGTACCCGAGCCCATAGAAGCCCATACCAGGAACAAATTTATAGTGCGTGAAAACTTGCAACCTTTCTTTTTTCAGGTCTTCCTCAGCCCAGCCTCGGCGGATGGCCAGAACTGTTTGCGTTTCTCTTTCAAAAGTCAAAATGTAAGGTAAGGCTAAACCGTCAGGATCTGCAAATCTACCGGGGAGATCCAGATATGTGTGCTGTTCCACAAGTGTGTAAACCCTGTCGGCATCCGAGGGGTTGAAGCCCATGATGTCGTCAACCGCTTGGGTCAAATCACCTTCATCTCCGTAGCCCACGGGGGCTCCCAGATCGACATCTTTGTAGACACCTTGTACTTTCAACTTTTTAAGCTCGTCACCGTTGACAGACATCACATGTGAAAATGTGTGTGCGCTTTCCAGGTTTGTCGTCGTATAAGGAACGATCAGACTATCCACCGAAACATATTCCGAAGCTGGGCGCTTAAGAGCCGAGTCGTAGTAAGTCTTTTTAAAACAAGAACCGATAATAGGCAAAAAGAACAAAAGCGTTTCCTGTTCGTCAAAAAACTCCTTTATTTGCTCCATAACCTGGTAGTTCATGTGGGCTCTGACCCTTTGGGCCTGACTTTCTTTTTCAGGCGTGACTTTCCCTAGAACCTGTGTTTTCACGGGTCCTTTAGGGTTAAAGAGCTCTGTTGAAGCCTTTGCCTGGAACTTAACCGCAGACTCAAGGATGAGCGGGTGATGGGCGCTGCAAGCGCCAGGAAAGGGGTCGTTTGTTTCTTCGATACGGGTTCCTAAAAGGGATAAACCACCTTTGATGCCATCCAACCACTGCTTCCGAGAGCTCTCCGCATCGACCAGCTGCTCGTAACCATTAGCGGCGATGGCTTGGAGCTCTTGTTCATCCAGGAACTCCGCGATGTTCTCGTCAAAGTCAAAGTCACCTTCGGTGAAGGGGTCCTCACCTTCCTCGGTGTCCTGGGGTTCAAAGTCAAACTCCGTAGAGCCATCGTCAAACTCCGTAACTCCCACCGATTCATCAGGGGCATCAAAAGGTGTTTGCTCTGCCAAGGCAGAACCTAAAGGGTTTTTAGTCGTTATCAAAGGAATTTGTGTCCGCGTGTTTATAAACGGCCCGCTAAGGCAGACCAGTAAGTGCTTTGAGGTTTGGCGTTATTGTCTCGATCTTCGTCTTCTGGATCGGTGTAGTCGTATTTTTCGTGTCTGATTATACCGTTATCGCGCATCCAGATAACAGCCATCGATACGGTGTCGGTAAAGTCGTCATTTGCAGCGCTGGGAAAAGAACAAACTTCTTCCACCACGTCCACGGCCCAGTCCTTGTCCACAGGAACCCAGACCCTACCAGCCCGCATAAGGATACTTGCAGCTTGCAACCGCTCCTCTTTCTTTGCGCGGGGATCGTAAGGAATGCAAGGGAACCCTCGATTATACAACTCAGCCAAAAGCCCGATCCCTGACTGCTTCTTCTCTACAACAAAATAATCTGGGTTAAACCTGGCCCGTAAGTTTTCACATTTCTGACACAGCTCGTGAAAGTCCCACTTTCCCTTTTCGGCGTCCAAAAGAAGCAAACTGGGGACCCAGATGGTTCCTTCCGTCGTTTCCTTCGCAACGTGAAAAACTCCCCAGACTGTAACCGCTGAAAAGTCAGATCTCTCTGTCTCCTGATACGCGGTGTCCATCGAGACGATTATCTGGGAGACCTTAGGTTTTCCCTTGATCTCTTCGTCCCACCACTGCCAGTCCGTATGTTTGACAATGTTCCCATCTTGAGGGATGGGATTTTGCATATACAACGCCCACCACTTGTAAGGCTCGGTGGACATGTAGTTCGACTTTAACTCCTCAAGCTCTTCAATAGGCTTCCATTCGGGCCAATAGGATGTTCCCATCTCATACCAGCCTTCAGGATCTCCTGGACGCTTCAGCAGCTTTGACCCTGCCTCGTCCAAAATAGCTGGGACACAAACGATCTTCCAGGGCCGCTTGCTCTTGGCGTCCACCTTCAGGAGGAATCCTGAGGGGTCGTCCAGAACCCATCGTGTGTTAACCATCAGCTCGGCAGCTCCTGGTTGGCTCCGTGAGCGGATACCTGGGATGTAGTTGTTGTTGATCTTCGTACGCTCTGTCTTGGAGAAAGCCGTTTGTTCGGAAAGCATATCGTCGCAAATTATAAAATCCCCACCTCGACCAGCAATCCCTGTTCCGGCACCGGCGCAGAAGTAACCGCCACCGAGGGTCGTAAAGAACCGCTGGGCTGCTGAAGCCTTGGGGTCCAGCTGGGTTCTGGGGAAAATCGATTGGTATTCTTCGGTTGCCAAGAAGTTCTTTAAAGGTCTGCCAAACACATCGATGGCTGTTTGCACCGATCCGCCAATCAGCAGTACGCGGAACCGAGGGTTTCGCCCTAGGACCCACGCAGGGAACAGGATAGAACACAGGACGCTCTTCATCGATCTTGGGGGCAGGAAGACCTGTAGGCGCTCTGTACGCCTCTTGGGGTCCACGTAGCTCTCGTAAAGGCTCTGAAGATGATCACAGATGATCTCTATGTGTCGCCCTGTCTTAAACTTGTTGGGGATCACAACCTCAGCTGTGAGCTTTACAAACGTGTAGAAGTCAAACCTGGCCTCGTTGATTACCAGGTTTAAAAGAAAGTCACGAACCCTTTCCCTGATTATGGGCGGTACAGAGGATGTTTGCTCGGTCAAGAAGGACACGATCTTCGAACGCAAGCTCTTGAGCCTGAGGAGCTCCTCTGGTAGGGTTATGAGGTAATCAGCTACGTGGATACGCTCACCTTCGGTTAAAGAACTGTATTCGCTCTTTAAAAGGGATTCGACCAGCTGCTTTTGGGATGTTATAGTTTCCTGTGACAAAAAAAAGGGATCACCCTTAAAACAAGGGCTTCATTTACAATATGTAAAGTCTAAAGGGTTTTTTGTTCAAAAACAAGACAAAGTTAAAATCTTGTCAATAGGTAAACGAAAAAATATTTTTAACCCTTTCCTACCTCATGGGTTAATCTTAAGGGTAAACAGGTCCTTAAGTGAAAACAATGAGTTATCTACCTTTTAGGGTTTTCTTTAGATTTCTAAAGTGTGTTAAAAAGATCACTTACAAGAGTTTAAAGAAAATATTTTTCTTGACTTAAAGAGATCATAGTTTATACTAATATTTAGATCTCTCTCCCTTATGGTTTACCCTTATGAATTCTCAAAGGTAAAAAGGGTCAATAATAAGTTTAAACAATATGAGTTTTATCTCTCTTATGTTAATCCTTTTATGATTAAATCATTAATGATTAAACAATAACAGTTGTAGCCGCAAAAGATGACCTTTAAAGTTAATAACTGTTATAGATTATCCTTTTATCTTTTCCTTAAAAATAAAAGCTATTATTGATTATACCCTTTATCATTAATCAATGTTATCTTACTCTTAAGGGTTAAGATCAGCGATAGGGTTGGTCCCTGAGGGTTAATCTTAAGGAAGGGTAAATACCAGTTTTAATTTATGTTGATTAGTTAATAAGGAGAGCTAAAGCTCAGGAGTACGCCTCTACGAGGCTAGTGCCGCGATCTTAGTAACTTGAGAATATATTAAGTTAGATACTTATAAAGTAAAACCCCCTAGGGATTCCTAAGGGGTTCGTTGCACTCAACGTACTAGCGTAGCGTTGTTTAGTTATAAGTGGCTGATAATAAAAGAGTAAACTGTCTCTTCTTCAAAGAAACTTAATTGATTATAGTATCTTCAGGGACCTCTACAGCTTCCCCTTTAGATTTTCCTAAGACGTTGGCAAATCTATCCAGGTCTTTTTGCAAATCTCCACTCTTATCAGTCAAGCCTTCTCCTTTCGTTATCTTCGTCACCTCAGACTTCTTCACTTCAAAGCCGCCTATGGCATCCAGCCTTTCCAAAGCTTTAATAGCTCCAGCAGCCTGTCCCTTAGACATGCAAAGCTGGTAGATCTCGTGGTATTTCCGTATTTGTTCCTGGACATCCAAACCATACGTCTCAGCACGATCTTCTTTCAGCTCTTCAATCCTACGGATAATCCTAGGGTCCTTCTCCAGACCATGCCCTTGTTTCCCTGGGTAGTTCGAATTAGGATACGCCATCCTAGCAGCCATCGTCTTCGTTTTACCCGAAGCTCTTTGTTCGCAATAGATCTCCATGGCCGGTGAAAGGTCACCCCCAGGGAAATCAAAGTCAGATTCATTACTCATTGGTCAATCGTCTCATTCAGTATACTTCCTCAAAATCCTACGGATTTATGAAGATCACTTTTTCCAAATTTTGAAAAAAAAAAAAGATACCTCTTCTTCTTTTACGTTTCCCCTGAAGAGGCCCGCCGGTGCTTCTGCACTTGGCACTTTTCTCCTACAGAAAAAAGATACCCCAGGTGGCTCTCAGGAGGTTCCCTGATGCCCTCAGAAAAAGCTCGTGTGGGTGGGTACCTGAGACATCATAGGGGTTTTCTAGGGGTTCCACAAGGGAACCTACGGGGTTCTAGTCGAGCCAAAAATTTCCAAAAATATTAGACACGCTTAGTACACATTTAAGGGGACCCCCTAGATTTTCCTTGGGGGGTTGCCATAATCCGTTTACATATATCAGAGGGTTTCCATACTATATATTATCACATTAGGATTGTTAGGGATATCAATGGGTTAACCTAGAGGGGACCTTAGGGGTCTGTACTATGTCTATTCATCATACGTTTGTTCTACTGTTATGTCAATCATATTCAGGAAATTAGTCATATTATATCTTATCGATACCTAACACGTTGCGATGAATACAACCTATGGTTTTAAGGTATTATAATACCGCATGACACTCATGAACCCCTTAGGGTTTCTTATGGTAAACCCTTAAGGTATCCATCGAGGTTATGTCTATTCATGTTATGTTAAGTATTCAAGCGCTACGCTTGCGTACATTGTCAACCAATATTATCTATTGACTTACTCATTAGGGTATGTCTTGAGGGTTTACTTATGCGTTTATTGCATAACAGGGTTGCAAACATATCATAAACACTCAAGTGAAATACGTGTTAGTCTGGTCTTAGTTAAATAGATAACGTCAAAGATTGAAAGGGGATAAAGAGATGAATGCAATACAAACTGTTAAGCTACCTAACGTTTACTCAAATGCAGGCAAGCGGGATAAAACCTTAAACAAATATTTTAATATGCCCGAATTCGTTATGAGGAACGGGGTTATGATTAACATAAGAGACCATAACAAAACGTTAGGGATCAACGGTTCGCGTAAAGCTATTAAGGGCTAGGCTTAACAGAAACCCTTAAGGGTATCCAAAGGGGTTTCGATTAAGACTATCTAAAGGTTTTAGGTTCTCAATGACCAGATATTGGGGGAATGAATGACAAGGAACATTCGCGCATACAAATCCTTGTTATCTACACGGGACCGACCTGTTATTGATTAGACCATCTTAGGGAGAATAGACGCGATAGGTTCGCGCTTGTCCTAGGAAAGGGAGTTTAAAAGCACTCGCAAGCGGTAAGTGAGAATTTGTCTCACAAATTGGAACGTAAAACAAATAATCCTGTCTAATAAAACCCTTTGGGATAATCTAGGGGCTTTATCTGAAAGGATTTTAAATGAATATTGTAGACCATACAAACAAAGCTTTAACAGGTAAACAAAAAGAAGTTATGTTAACTCACATTGAACAAGGTTTTGTAGGTAGGTGTATTCACTGTGATATGACTTTTATTGTGACTAAACACTGCACTATTGACAAAGAAACAAGCGGCTTTGAATGCGGCTGTCTTTAACGAAAAGAACCTCAACGTGTTGGGGAAAGTAAGGAATGTAATGACAAACCTAGCAATAACGGAACTAAAAAACCCTGATTCTCAATATTAAGTGGACGATATTGTAAAAGCAATTATCTTGTACAATGAAACAAAGAGTGAAAGGAAAACTAACACATGCTAACGATATGGGAATTCAACACTTTCAAAGTGTACAAAGCTTTAGGGTTTACCCTTTGGAATACCCAAGAGGGAATCTTTCTGTACTTTAGGGGGGTAAAGATACTATGAAAGTCAAAGTAGAGCAGTGTTTTAACGGTCATAACCTTTATTACAGGTTAACTTTACCGGATGGATCAAGGGAATTTATAACAAGTGATACATGGAAAAGAGAACAATCCATCGCCGCTAAAAACTTAATCGAAACCTTGTACAAAATACCTAGAAACAAAATAAGGTTTATTTAAACGAAAGGAATAATTCCTATGGCTAATGTATATGAGCTAGTAACAAACGCAATCATTGAACAATTAGAAAACGTTAACCCGAACGACTACAAAAAACCTTGGTTTAACATAGGATCGTCGCCAATGAATGCCTTAACAAAGACAAGTTATCGGGGTATTAATACCATCATGTTATCCAATAAACCCTATCAATCCAATCTGTATGCCTCTTACAAACAATGGGCGGAGAAGGGATGCCAAGTTAACAAAGGGGAAAAAGGACACTGTGTAGTCTTTTGGAAGTTCTCAAAGTTTGAAGACGTTAACACAGGGGATGAAAAGTCATCAGTTCTTTGTAAACACTATTATGTTTTCAATTCGGAGCAAGTGACCGGAGATTATGCACGATTTGTGGAATCTGAAAAGCCTGCTTTAAACCCTTTGGACATTCATAAGGACGCTCAACGGATAACCGATTACTACCTTTTGAACGAGCGTATCGGTTTAGAGTTTACAGATCGGGCTTGCTATTCACCCTCTTTGGACAGGATACAAATGCCACAACTAGGGCAATTCAAAACCCCTGAGGAATACTATTCGGTTTTCTTTCATGAAATGGGACATAGTACAGGCAAGGATACACGCCTTGAACGTGACTTAACCGGAGGATTCGGATCAACCAAGTACGCAGAGGAAGAGCTAGTTGCAGAGTTTACGGCAGCTATGCTTTGTGGTTCTATAGGGTTATCTCAAACACCAAGGCTAGACCATGCAATGTACATTAAAAGCTGGCTATCCGCCCTTAAGAACGACAAGAGATTCGCTATACAATCAGCATCAAAAGCACAAAAAGCCTGTGACTTTGTACTGGCTAGTGTAGAGAATTATACGGAACACCTTGAAAAGGTGGAACGTATAAGAGCGTAGCGGTGATGCCTCAACAATCGCTTGCGATTTTGGGGGAAGTGAACGCAATTTTACCTTTTCCTTAAAAGTAAAAACCATGAAATGGAGTGAACGAATGATTATTGGACAAATAGCATTTTTACTTATAGCCTTTTTAGGGTTATCGGGCCTATTCGCTATCACGCGAGGAAACCCTTTAGCGATGTGCGTAGGCTTGTGCTGCGTAGCCTTCTGGTGGGTAGTTATCTTTAAACTAATTTTTTGAAAGGAATCTTTAACATGAGAGACGATTCAGTACATACAGAGGATTACAAAGGCTTTAAAATTAAAGTCTATCAAGACGAACTCGCGGAGAATCCTTACGACGACTGGAATATGCTAGGTAAGTTTTACCACTGGCATAAAAGAGGGTTCTTTGGTGAAAGCCTAGTCTATCAAAGAACAAACGGTATGACCCCTGAGGACATCATTAAGGAAAAAGGTTGGGAAAGCGCTATCATCGTCCCTGTATACCTATACGAACACTCAGGGCAAACAATCAGCACTGGCCCCTTTGGTTGCCCTTGGGATTCCGGTTGTGTAGGTTTATGGGTAGTTACTAGAGAGGAGGCTTTAAAAGAGTTTGGCGGGAAAATCCTAACGAAAGCCTTAAAAGAAAAGGTTAACAAACTAATCGAAAGCCAAGTTAAATCTATAGACAGGTATTTAACAGGGCAGGTTTACGGCTTTGTTGCAGAAGATAAAGACGGAGAACAAATTGATTCTTGTTGGGGTTTCTATAACGATTATGACGACGAGTACATGATCGGTGAAGCTAAATCGTCTATAGATTACCACTTGAAAGAAAAGGGAAAAGAGAGGATAAACAAACTTAAAACACTGATTAAAAATAGAGTACCACTGGACAAACGCAGCCAAATGCTGGCGGCTTAAAAGAAAAAGGGGTAAAATGCAAAACATATTTCACAATCCAGATGGGGCTAACTACCAAGCGCAAGCGGTTTTAGCTTGTTTACGTAGGTGGGACGGTATCGAAGAATCTTATTCAAAGGATCGGGGTAAATACCTAGCCGAGCCTATGGCTAGTCGCTGGCATAACTGCAGGGAGCAAGGGTACATAATAACCTTAACGAACCACCGCCACTCTAACCAAATAAACATAGTCTTTTATGAACACAGAAATCACGATGGTATTTGCATCCTTCAATGGGAATCTCAGTGTACGATTAACCCGCCAACCCTGAGGGATTTACCCGCAGATACCTATAAAGATAAGTACGACTACGCTAAAGACTTTGACTTTATGCAAATAAAAGAAGCCTCTGACTATATTTACCAAGAGTTAACTAAGTTTTGGATTGCTAACAACGAATAGAAAGGATTGCTATCATCATGGCTATACGTGAAACTGTTAAGGAAGCTGGTTACCGATATGTATCTTTCGATAAAGACCTTGGCGGTCACGTTTTAGGTTATAGTGATCCTAGAAACGTAGAAGAAAAGTTTGAATTGTGGGTAGCTAACAAAAACCACGCTTCATACGGTATCAAGTTTAAGAATACAGACCTAGAGTTCGCTTGTTCACTGCCTTATTACAACGTTTAACGTTCAACAAACCAAGAGGAGACTAAAACTATGGGACAACGCTTTCAAATCTACATTAGAACACCTAAGAAATTCTACAACGAGGGCAACGCTAACAATCAACCAGCTTTAACTATCACCTTTCACCACCAATGGCTATACGGAGCAAGCGCCGTTGAAATGATGGATTGGATACTTAGGGTAGTCGATAAAAACAGGGCTGATAAGTATTCACCCCTTTGGACCCCTCAGGAATCCGTTAAATTCCTAGAGTCAACCTGTGGACTTTTGAACGGGTGGAAAGCCGAACGCGTACACGTTATGAACGAACAAATCAAAGGTAAATACAGCACTGAGTATAAAACCTTTGATAATCCCGATATGGGTGACAACAACGATGGTTTTATGGTCATAGACTTGGAAGACCCTGAGAACGTGTGTGCATCCTTTGGCTCTTTAGGAAGTACAGAAGGGGAAGTTTCGCTATCACGCGGCCTATACACCCCCCTTCAATATCTACAAAGCTACTACCCCTTATCTAAGCTCTTAAAAGAAGATAACAGGGAAGACGCTACATACGAAGATGTCTTGCTTAAAATGGAGCCTAGAGGCGGTTCGGATATGACGGAAGTAATGGATCGTCTATCTAAAGTGCCTATGGTATCCGTGGAGAGACTTAAGAAGATATTTCCTAAGTTTAACCTTTCGGTGGATAAAGAGGTAGCTTGAAATGCGAGGTATACCACGACCTAGAATAATCCGACCACCACCGCCACCTACAAGGATAAGATAAAATGACAAAAGATGAAGAAAAAGAGTTTAAAAAAGAACTTAAAGCTTTACTACTAAAATACCAAGTACAGATCGGACTTGACTCAGACGCGAGTTCTGACTGGCACGGTATTACAGGTGAAAAAATGGTGGCCAGTCCTAACAGTGGTTTCAACAAAGACATTGTTTTAAGTTGGGGTAACTGGTTAGGAGCATCTGACATAGAAGAGTAAAGAGGAGAAAGATGCTAAACAGTTACAGACTAGCCCTGCACTATAAAGAGCTTGGCTATTCCAAAGGAGTAGCCTACATTCTCATGTGTTTACTGAGTCCCTTTAAACCCAAAAAGATAAGAAAGTCTCTTAAATACGTTTATGAGACGAGTGAGTGAACAACGAACGAAAGGCTTTGAAATATGTGCATAACAGCGACACAGGAGGCTATTAATATGCTAGACAAAACATTCTACGATTATGGTCACGTAGAAAACGCTATAGCGATAAGCTGTGACTTTCACACAAGCAAGTTCTACGATCAGTTCTATGACCGGTTTAAAGACCAACTCGGTGGCTTTACAGGTATCTACGACTTTATCCATAAGATGGCCCTTGAGGTTACCCAGTGGGAAGACAATAGAAACGCTGTACTAGGTGAGAATAAAGCTTGGGTCGATACAGACATTATATGGATCGAGGCTATTGAACACTTTGTAGAAGTAGTGCAGACTCAGGCACTCCTAAATGGAGAAATACCTGACATAAGCAAAGTATGGTTGGAAGTAGTTAGAGATATTTAGAAAAGGAACGAACGTATGACTAGGCTAATCTTATTAACCACCCTATTGGTTCTCAGTGGGTGTTCCCCTGAGGCCGCTAGAGCGATCCAAGCTATGAACGCTCAGTACCAGTACAACCAAGCGATGGAAGCGGCTTCAACCCCCGCCTTTGCCCCTGTAGCACCTATGCAAGTACCTATGCAAACGAGGTGTTATCAAATAGGTAACCAAGTAAACTGCAGTCAATTTTAACAAAGGAAAAACACTGTGACCACCTACATCATTCAAAACAAAACTAACCCTAGACTTTTCTGGAACAAAGAAACCAACGAGTGGGGGAATCGCTATCATTGTTCCAAATATCCCCCTTTAGAACGCCTTAAGGCCAACATCCCTCTGGACGGTATCTTTATCAACGCCGAGCTTAGGTTAGAGGAAGCCTATACACCTCCTGAGGAATCCCCCAGAGCCAAGCGATACAACAAAGTAAATAGATCGGAGATATTGAAGCATCGGTGACGAGCGAGTGAAACGAGTGATTGACTTTAAGGGTTTCCTTGTGTATAAACAAAGGGTAACGCCTGGGAAACCCTTATTACTCCCCTTATACCAAAATGATTACGATAAAACTGACACAGACAACCAAGTCTATTTGGAACAAACCCCCTAAAGAGCTTTGTTTGACTTTAAAAGACCACTGGAACGAGAAAGTGGATCAACACAACATAGCCTCTAAGTTGTCCTCAAAGAAAGCCTTAAGATTTAAAGAGGAAGTTAAAGGCAACTACAAAATCGAGATTTATTTTTAAATTAGGAGACCCCCGATGACCGAGAATGAGAAGACTGATATGCCGGATTTACTGCCATGCCCGTTTTGTGGGCATTCCGCACACAAAGAAGAAGAAACGGGCAATTATGAACATTGCGTCATTATTTGTGGGAATATGAACAAAGAAAATTGTCTTATGAACCCCATAATCAGAACTGTTAGCGAAATTGGCAAAACCCCTTCCGCGCGAGAAAAGGCGGTCAATATATGGAACACCCGCGCCGCGCCGGACGGGGGGAAGGATACCGTAGCAGCTATCAAGCAATCCTTAAAATTGTGTTCCTACATTCACCCTAATAACCATGATGCGATTATGCGGCTCGTGAAATCCGCCCTTACCCGCCCCCATGTCGCGGGGGTGGATTTGGAGGCTTTGAAGCGGGAGATTATTACCGCGATTGATGATGCGGATCAGAAGTTTGATCAGAATGACGAACGGTTTTTGTTTAACTATATGGCCGATCATATCATTGAAGCGTTACGCAAGACAGGCCACCTCGCGCCGAAGCCGAGTGATGCGTCAGCATCCGAGGCCATGCAGGGGGTGAGTGTGCCGGATGGGTTGGAAGAGGCTTTAAATGCATTTGAATCCTTTAAAAAAGACCCGTTACAATATCACCCGCCTAAAGCACAAGAATATTCCATGATAATTGAACAAGCAGCCCGCGAACTTTTGCGGATCAAGAAGGGAGAAATAGGGATGGATAAAGAACGTTTATTCGTAGTAGTAACAATTTTAGCGTTCGTATTTGGTATGACTTTTGGAGCATTAAGGGTCTTGATAGAGGTGACATCATGACCCAGAAGACCAACCGAAAACACGGAAAAACTAACGATGTTGCACGGGAAGTATGGGATAAAATCATGAAAGCAAAAGACGGTGAAATTTTTGTATTCTGTCGAAACGAAATAACTATTCAATTTACCGCTAAAATCTTGAAGGATAAGTAAATGACCAAGAAGACCAACCGAGAACAGGCTTTGGAAGCTTTGGATGATCTATATGACAATCAAGGATATTTCCACCCTGTTGATGGTACTAACGCGAAGATTGCCAAGTTTGTAGAAGTGTGGGGAATGACCATCCGCGCAGCCCTTATCCAAGAGCCGGTGGATTTGTCGGTGGAGTGGCAAGAGTGGTGTGGGGTAGCTTGGTTATGCCCGGTGTCTTGGAAACTCGGCTGGAACGCCTGCCTCGATCATTTGGCCCAGCGTTACCCTGATATGTTCAAGGGAGGGGTGTGATGCACGCGTTTGTACAAGGAGTATTCTGTGCCACATGCTGGATATTTATTTTTTACCTAACAACACATTGGTGACATCATGACCCTAACCGAACAACAAAGGCTGACCGTTTTAAAGGCGTTGGAGAGCTGTTGTTGTAATGGTGATCCAGAATGGTCATATGAGATGATGTATGACCCTGCCTTGGTAAATGAAGCAATCTCGATCATGAAACGCGTAGGGGTGGAGTAGATGATTAAACTGGATCAAGCAATGCCTTTTGGGAAACATAAAGGGAAGATCGTCAGAGAACTTGCGCAGACAAACTATAATTACATCTTGTGGTGCAAGCGCGAATTGGGAACGGAGTTTTCTGATGGGGTTATCTATATCGCAAAATACGAAAGCCGTGCATCTGCCAGTCGCCAATTAGCTTGGGCATACGGTCAGTCCTGCAAAAGAAAGTGGCGCGATTGGTCTAAAATAAAAGACAAAAATCCTGTGCAAAAAGCAGAGCCTGATAAAATAGACGCTGCTGATTTCTACGAACCAGAAGAGCAAAACTCGCACGAGCCAGATTACGACGAATACGCAGGAATGACGTATTCGGATTTCGGAAACAATTAAAGAGGAGAATAAAGTGACCGACTCCACAAAGATCAAGGCGGCTCTGGAGGCTATCATTGCCGTAAATCAATATTTTTACGAACACAACAGCGATGAAAATAATCCGCGCCAACTTTCTCATGCTGATTATTTTGCAAGTATGTTTCCGGTGGTTGAACAGGCCCGTTCCGCGCTTGCCCCGAAGACCGGAGAGGGGGATATTGAGACGATAGTAAAACATCTGGAAGAATGGTCTTCTGGTAACGCTGACAAAGAATTCCTGCGAGATGTTGTTCATGAAATAGCATCCCAAGGCTACCTTCAACCGAAACGAGGCGGGGGAGAGGATAAACCTCTAGGCCTGCAAGGCGGCATGGTCGAGGGCATTCCACCAGATGGCTGCAAGGAGGAATGAGATGCTAAATGGATTACAACTAATGAAGTATTTCTTTTTTGTTTTGACTTTGTTACTAATTGCAGGTATGTTCGATTAACAGTTAACGTTCTAACCCCTCCTGAAAGGAGATAACACAAATGAAAAAATCTAAAAAGAGATTTGATTATTCCTCTAAGCACAGAGCTTTAGGTCTCACTATCACCTCTTTGGTTTACCAGGCGGTTAAACGCTGTGGGTCCCCTAAGGGCCTCACGGTGGACGACATAAAGAAAACCGTATGGAAAGCCCACCGCATCAGCCTTAAGCACACACAGATATACGCTGCCGTACAGAATTTGAGTTTGCAAGGTATCTTTGAGGCTTTCGATCCCCACAAAAGACACGCGCCCAAGAACCAACAGAAAGTTAGAAGACCTGTAGGCAGACCACGCGGTTCATCCTCTAACGTGGTGCCTTTCTTTAAACGAAAAGCAGCTTAATCCAAAGAATACACACGACCCGTTAAATGCGGACCTAAAGATCTTGAAAATCAACTCTGACGAACACAAGTTGGAGACTGACGGATTCGATCAGTTCCAACAAAAAGGTTTTTCTATCAAACAATCTGCTAGAGCCTTTGAAGTCCTTTCCTCTAACCTCTACTCAAACAAAGTTAAAGCCATCGTGCGCGAACTGGGTTGCAATGCCTGGGACGCTCACGTTGAGCGAGAGAAGCTAAGGAAAAGAAATCCTAAACACCCTCACTTGGCACCGTCTAACCAAGCGTTTGAGATCACCCTGCCTAATACGTGGTCCCCTATGTTTGTCATTAGGGACTACGGTATAGGTTTGTCTAACGAAGATGTTTTGGGTTTGTACACAACTTACTTTGGATCAACAAAAGAGCAAAGCAATGACACAATCGGAGCCTTTGGACTCGGTTCTAAATCTCCGTTTTGTTATACCGATCAGTTCACTGTTACATCTTTCTTCAACGGTACTAAGTCAACTTACCAAGCTTTTATCGGTGAAGATGGTGCCCCCGCCATCGCTTTGCTATCATCAGAGCCAACAAGTGAAAAGAATGGTATACAGATCTCTCTTTCAGCCAAAGCCTCTGATTTCAACTCTTTTAAAGATAACACTCAAGAGGTTTTCAAGTGGTTCACCACTGACAAGCCTTTGGTAAAGGGTCAAAACCCCTTTTGGTTATCCGAGCCTGAAGCTTTTAACGGTAAGAAATGGTCACATTTCTACAGAACCACCAACACCGTCTCTTTTTTTGTTAGGCAAGGGAACGTGGTTTATCTTGTAGATGTCGATTCGTTTTCTACGACTTCGCTATCACAAACGCACAAATCACTTTTAAAGTATAGTTTTGTCGTGGATGTTCCTATAGGTTCCGTAAATGTCACGGCTTCCAGGGAGCGTTTGAACTATGACCGCAATACAGAGGCGTATCTCGTGAAGATGCTGGACGGTATGCACAAAGAAATAGTTGATGATTTAAAAACCGAAATTAGTGATACAGACACACAATGGAAAGCTGTAGATTTTTTCAACAAAAGAATTAGACAAGACTCTTTTTATAGTCCCTTGGTTCAAGGCTTGTCTCTGAAAAACGGTTTAAAACTGGAGCACTGCTTGTTTTTTGATCTACGCAAAGAAACAAAGAATGTCGTGCCAGACCCAAAAGATCCCACAAAAACCTTAACAGTCACCACCAAAGAACCCGTTTTAACAATCTATTTTAAAAGCTACCACAGACAAGACTCAATCACTTATGGTTCTTTTTCCCCTGGAGATTACACTTTAGTCTTCGATGATCTACACGTAAGCAGTTTCTGGCAAAAGTACGATTTAAACAGGGTTGTAGACGGTAAAAAAGTTTGGTTAATCCGCAGAGTAGACAAAAACATGTCCACCACAGACGCTTTAACCCTAATCTGTAAACAGTTCGGAGATGTTGACCCTAAAGAAATCCTTAAGTTCTCTTCTCTACCAGACCCCGTAAAAGCACCTAAACGCACGACTCAAACAAGAAAGCTTTTAAAGTTAAACCCTAGCAAGTCTGCTCAAAGAAGCTTCTGTTTTTGGGAGGACGCCACGCACGATATGTCTAAAGGTGGTTATTTTGTCTACACCTACGCAGGATCACCCGAAGGTTTCCCTTCAATAGGGACAGCTATAAACGAAGCCTACAGTTTAAATCTTTTAAACTCAGTGGAAGTCTTCGGGGTTCCCAGGGGCTCCAGAGATATGTTCAATAAAGACGTAGCCGCAAATGCTACAAAGTGGGAACCCTTTAAAACCTATTTAAAGGATCAAGTTTTGGCTTTTTCCAAAAAATACGACTTTGAAAAAACCGCTGTTTTAAAAAGGGCTTTGTCACTTTTACCTTTAAAGTGGAGGGCAATTTATGGATTCATAACTTTACACAATTTAACTTGCTCAAAACAGATAATGTCAGCAGTTCAAGCTTACAATTTGTATCTAAAACTGGTTGAACCTGTCGTTTCCGCCTCGTTAACTATTAACAAGTACATCGCTTTAGGTCACGCAGTTGGTGTAGATGTTCAAGATGTTTTCTCCAGCGAACCTGAAAAAACTGAAAGTGACTACAAATTAGGGTTGACAAAAGAGACACAAAGCCTTAAAACAAAGTATCCGCTGGTGGATCTCCTTGATTTACCCGAGAAACCTACCCAGGAAGACCTGACCAACATCCAAGCCTATTTAAGCTGAGACCAGCTTTCCCTGTAAATCAAGTGTACCAAATACCCATGATGACCAAAATTCCTTACCTTTTAACCAACAAAGGTTTAACCCTCGTAATCGAAGGTAGGCCACACAACGTATCTTCCGACAACAAACGTTTTAACGACATCATAGATGTCTTGAGAGAGCGTGACTACGAAGAAGCCAAAAGACTGGTTGATCTAGCTTCACAAGTTGTTGCCAAATCCAAAGGTAGAATCACGATTAAAGACGGTGTTGTCTACGGCTCTAACGGCCAAGCCATCCACAACGCCTTGACTTCCCGTATGCTTCAAATGCTGGAGCTGGGCCTTGAAGTAGACCCCCTAATGCTCTTCATGGAACGCTTAGAGAAAAACCCTTCGTTTCGTTCAAGGGAACAACTCTTTGAGTTCCTGGAAGCTTGCGACCTACCTATCCTAGAAGATGGGCGGTTCCTGGCCTATCGCTCTGTTAAATCAGACTACTGGGACAAACACACAGGACGCTCTGCTTATTCCAAACCTTACAAAGACATGGACTTCTACGAGCGGGCTAAACTACCCCTTACACGCGGTAACGTGACAAGCGCTATCATTAACTTTGAAACTGTTGTCTCCATGGAGCGTACTGCTGTGGACGACGACCCTAATCGTACTTGCTCACACGGCCTCCATGTGTGCTCCCAAGGCTACGGTATGTACGGTGATCTTCTTTTGCACGTGGCTGTAGATCCTGCGGACGTTGTGTCTGTTCCTACGGATTATAACAACGCCAAAATGCGCGTCTGTAAATACGCAGTCCTAGAAGAGGCCCCACAAAACGCTTTTAAAACCTGGGATGTCCCCGTTTATACTTACAACGAGTACGTTGAAGACTTCTTTGGTGACGACGATACCGCTGAAGACTTCTACGGAGATGAGGCCCCCGACAATACCGACTTCAAAGCCAAACTTCAGGCTTGGTTAGATTCCCAGTAAGGTTACTCTTTTGCCTATACGATCAGCTGACTTTGTTTACAAAATATGGGACAAACAGAAAAAGAAGTACTGTGCGTCCACCAACCAAAGCGGGGAACACATGAACAACATGTGGACCTCGGTTGGCGCGGTAAAAAACCTTACCACCAAATGGTATCGGTGGTACTGTGAGTGGTACGTCAAAGAGTGCGACAGGTACATGCAAGGTTTAACCAAGCAGCACCCAGGAGACTTTGCAGCTACCAAAGGGGACAAATATGACGTTCACAGGTTTAAGTTAACCCACAAACTGGTTATTCCTTGGGATGCCAACGGTGTTCTCGATCCGCCTCCCGACGAAAGAAAGATGAGACGGAAAAGGAATGTCACAAAAACAAAGAAAAAAGCCACCAGGTTCTAGCGAACATTCAAAATATTCCTGGAAAGCCAATAAAAACTATACAGCTTGTATCTTCTTTGAGAACGAAGAGCTGGATGATTTCACCAAAACCCGACGAATAACCAAACGAAGGGATATTGCTATAGAGAAACTGGCTGATAGATTTATGGACGAATTAGAGTCTCACTTAGAAGAATTACCTGTGGATATCTATTTTAACTTGAAAGGTTTAAAATGACAGATCTAGAATTACAAGACAAACTTTATGCGTTGGTTAACAATCACCTTCAAACCAACAGCCCTGAAGCCCCTAGAGAAAGCGTCTTTGCCCTTTTTGCGGTTGTCATCCGACACTGTTCTTTACTATCTCTTTTTGGTACCGACGAAACTATCTTAGCGGCTATTTTTGATGAATCTAAAAAAGAGTTCCTGCGTATCACTGCCGAAGCCAAACGACAATTCACAGATTTAATAGAAGGAGAAACAGATGAAAATAAAACGACACACTAGCGGCAACGTTATTCATGCTCCGTTTGCCTTTCTAGATAACGAAAGTTTGATCCGGTATTATCGTGAGCGTATGGAAGAGCTGGCACTACTCCCCGAAGCGGGACCACCAGACAGCGCCTTAAACTACACGCTGGACTGGTTAGAGCGGGAAATAGACGACAGGTATAACACGCAACGCCTGACTTCTTTTGACATATATCGCCTGGGACAAACAACAATAAACAAAGCTGAAAAAAGTTCCAAAAAAATAAATTTAGGTGTTGACGAAGGACCCTCAGCGGCGTAGAAATAAACCTAACGATTGACTGCAGCAAACAACCGCCGAAAGGCACTTGCATCAGGAGCAAACCAAAGTTCAATCCGTATCTAAAAGATTCAAATTAAGGGTTCTCTACAGCAAACTAAATAATTTTCACTTTCAATGAAAACCAAAAGTAGAACCTGTCACCTATCTGGTAAAAAGTACACTATACCTAAATATTTGAAACGCTAAAGGGCTAGTTCCAGCATATAATTTGCTCTTGTAAAGCAGAGGTTGTTGGTTCGAGTCCAACCAGAGGGCGAAAGCCTGATGTAGCTCAATTGGTCGAGCGCTAAAAAAACTAGCCCGTTAGGGTTTCAAATATAAAACGTATGTCTACAGCAACGGCCCTTTTCCTTTTGGAAAAGACGCCAACTAATTTCCTCGCCTGAGGATGTAGCTCAGCTGGTTAGAGCGCCTGGTCAAAAGCTTGGAGGACGTTGGTTCGAATCCAACCATTAAAACAACATACCGTATATTACCTAACAAATTAAAAAAGGGGACCAATTATGACGAACTCACCTATCTTCAAAAACGCAATCAGAAACACACCAGTTAAAGCTTTAACAGCCAACGGCGCTATCACAAACGCGTCTTCTTTGGACCCCTTGGTAGACCTCTTCTTTGTTATCGGCTCTGCTAGAAACATGTCCGATGCACAACTCTTCCCTATGTTTGAAAAGGCTCTCGCAGAGGACAAGGTTAACACCCTTAAGATGCTCTTTTGGGCCCGTGACATACGTGGCGGCTCAGGTGAAAGAAAAACCTTTGTCAGGCTTTTCAACTATCTATATAAGCATTACGACTACGAAATGGATGCTATTAGCTTAATCGGTCTTATCCCCACGTTCGGTAGATTTAAAGATCTTATTGAGTCTTTGCCCCCTGAGGTCGCCGCTGCGTTCCTCTTAAAAGGTATCTCTGCGAAGAACGGCTTGGCTGCTAAATGGTCCCCGCGTAAAGGTCCTGTGTTCAACGACATGAGAAAGATCCTTAATGTTACCCCTAAAGCCCTCCGTAAAGCCCTTGTGGAGCTCACCAAGGTGGTTGAAACACAAATGTGTGCGAAACAGTGGGATCAGATTATCTTTGACCACGTGCCTTCTGTGGCTGCTGCTAGATACCAAAAGGCTTTCTCGAAGCACCAGCCCGAGCGCTACAAAGCCTACAGGGATGCCCTTAACTCCAAAGACCCTGCTGTAAAGGCTACCGCTAAGATCAACGCTAGCGCTATCTTTCCCCACGATGTCCTTAAAAGTCTTCATTTGGGTGATGCAGGGGTTGCTACGGCTCAATGGGAAGCTTTACCCGATTACCTAGGGGACAACAAGATCATCCCTGTTTGTGACGTATCCGGCTCCATGACTTGCCAAGTTGGTGGTAACCCTAATCTGCGGTGTATCGATATTTGCGTCTCTTTAGGTCTCTACATAGCCGATAAGCAAAAGGGAGCCTTTAAAGACATTTTCTGCACGTTCTCTTCGAAACCTTCTTTGGAGGTTCTTAAGGGCAACATCGCGCAAAAAGTACGTCAACTAAACGCCGCCCACTGGGAGATGTCCACCAACGTCGAAGGAGCCTTTAGAGCTATCCTTAAAATGGCTGTGGAGAACAAGGTACCTGCCTCGGACATGCCTAAAATGCTGCTAATCTTCTCAGATATGGAGTTTAACCCCTCAACAGTGTCTGGATTGACCAATCAGCAAGTCGCTGAAGGATACTTCAAGGCTGCTGGATACAAATTACCTAAAATTGTTTACTGGAATCTAAACGCTAGACCAGGCAACAACCCCGTAACGATCCGCGAAGATGGTGTTTGTCTGGTCTCAGGGTTTTCCCCTTCGATCCTTAAAGCTATCCTGGCTGGTTCTGAAGCCATAGAAGACGACTTTTCACCTAGGGCTATCATGATGAAAACCCTTAATGACCCGCGTTACGCGGTGGTGGAGGAACTCTTGAAAAAATGAAATCTACTCAAAACTAAACCACACTACAAACGATAAAAACTAAAAAAATCAAGTCTAAGTAAAAGAGAACTTAGGCGTACATGTACGTGCGGAATTTTCGCGTAATGACAAGTATTAAAGTCTACAACCATAAAATCCGTCTAGAAGATAACGGAGCCTTTAAATACGAAAGGGAAACAATCGAATCCAACGCCCTCTTTTTGGAAGAGACCTTAGAAAAACTTCTTTTGGCAGAGAAGCGTTGGCAGTATAAAAGATACACCAAAAAAGGTAAAACCTCTGAAGCTGATATCTTGGCTTTCAAAGCAGCTGACGAGAAACTAAGGGATATCCAAAGGGGTATCAACGAAGTAAACGAAAAGGCCAACATTATCTGGAAAGATATTGCAGCTGGTAAAAGATTGGAAACTTAAAATGGGAGTAAACACCTTGAACACAGAAAACCTACCTAACACTGCGGACGCTATCATAAAAAAGCTTTTGGTTGATTTGCGTGAAATGGAATCTCTCAACGAGAAGCTGCGCTGGCGGTGTAAAAATCAAAAGCGTGAAATCCGTAACTTGAACAAAACTGTTTTGGCTCAGAAATACCTAGTGCTAACCGCACAGTCTGACGCTAAAGAAGCTTCTGTTGAAAAACTGAAAGGTTTACGTAGTTTAGTTAAAGGATAGAAGTGACACCAGAGTTTACTGCCCTATTGACTTTTAAAGCTGCTCTTATAAAGTTGAAATGGGAATGGCGAAAAAAGTTTGAACATCTTTTTACTGAGTATTTAGAAGACACTGTTAAAGAAGCACAACAAGACGTGGATGATCGAATAGCAACCCTAAAGGAAACCTTAAGCGATGGAAACGAAAACGATACTTAAAGAAGTCTACTCTAAAACTATTCACAATTTATTTTGGGTAGGTGTGGGAATTCTCTTGACTATATTCGTGTTACCAAGTAAAACATTTCCACCACTAGACGAAAGACTAGAGCTGTCCTGGAATAAAGACGGTTCGCCTAACAAAAACCCAGTTAACTAAAAAGGAAATAAATAATGAACAACCCACAATACGCACACAAAAACGTTATCACTGTTGACCAAGCAAAAGAATACGATCACTACATTTTGATTGATCAATCCGGTTCCATGGGTTCGCCCTCAACTAAAATGCAAGGCAAATCCCGCTGGCAAGAAGCCCAAGAGTTCACAGAAGGCTACGCTCGTTTTGCCGAACAAGTTGACGATGATGGTTTGACGGTTATCACCTTTAACTCTTCTTGTAAGGTTTACGATGGTGTCAAAGCTGATAAAGTAACGTCTATCTTCGCAAACTCCCCTATGGGTTCCACCAACTTGGCGGCTGCTTTGGAAGCGGCTTTCAAGAAGAAGTTTTCTGGGTCTAAAAAAGCAATCATGATGGTTTTGACGGATGGCTCACCTGATGACCGTCAAGCCGTTATCCAGTCCATTGAACGGGCCTCTAACAAACTTGACCGAGACGAAGAGCTGGCTATTCAGTTTATTCAAATTGGCGATGATTCAGGCGCTAAGCAATTCCTGGCAAAACTTGATGACGACCTAAAAGGCAAGTTTGACATTGTTAACTCTTTGACGCGTGAAGAAGCCGAGAGCCTGACGATTGAAGAACTTCTCTGGCAAGCTCTCAACGATTAGTCGTTTCTAAGATTCCGCTAACACCGGAAAAGCTAAGGGTACCGGACAAGAGTACCCAGCGGGTCCTGCTAAAGTGCCAACTGTTACTTTCACAACTAAAAAGGAGATTAAACTATGAATAACCCCGCTCAAGCAGCTGCCCCTTTGACTTTCGACATTGTACCCAAAGGCGTAACTGTAGAAGTTAAAGACAAAGCCGGTCAAACTTTCTCTAAACTGTACGTAGGTGCAGGTTGGGATATGGCTGGATCTGCCTCTGTAGACCTTGACCTTGTTGGTGCTTGCCTCGTGAACGGTAAACTGACAGCTCAAACACGTTTGGTTTACTTTGGTGATAAAACAGAGCCAGGTGTTACGTTGTCTGCTGATAACACAACAGGAGCCGGTGACGGTGACGATGAATCCATGGTTATCGATCTGGATAAAGTTGAAGCTGAAATCACGTCTATTGCCATCGGTATCATTGCCTACGCTGGCGCTGATATTTCAACGGCTAAGAACGTTCACTTTAGAGTTTGCAACGGCTCTACCACAAGTGATCCACAAGTTTTCGATGTACCTATGAACCAAGCAACTGCAGGTGACACCGTGCTTCACGCGGCTAACCTTGTCAGAGGCGCTGGTGGCTGGTCTATCGAGAATGTCTCCAGTTTCTATCAAAAAGGTAACGGGACAGCTGCGGTACAAGGTTTTGCGGGACTATTCGCATAACAAAGTATGGTGTGTGTCTAGACGTTGATCGAGAGCAACCTTTCACGGTTTCTATCTCTCCAGATTGTTTGTGAGAGGTTGCTTATGGGTCAATTAAAACGTAAAAAGGAAAATATAGAATGAACTGGTTAAAGAAACAACTGACTGAAGTCTCTGCTTGGATCTGCTTTATCATCATCGTAACCGCACTGGTAGCGCGTACAGATCTCCCTGTGATCGTTGTTTGTTTGGTGGGTATTTGGTTAGACGAAGGTTGGATTAAACAACAGATTGATAGTTACGCGCCTAGCTTGGGTAGGTGGTTGGATGATGTGGCTAAGGGTCTGTAGGCTATGAATCACCCTTACGTTTATATCGTCGTTGCGGTGGTTTTACTTGCCTTGGGTGCCTACGGGACTTTCTCCCTGGGTTCCGGTGGGTTTAAGCGCCTCACGACAATCTCAGGGGTTTACACCGTGGAGAACCCAGGTAACTTCCCCGTGGTTTGTTTCGTGGAGAAATCCTCGGGATCTATGCAATGTCTCACACGCAAGAGCATGTGACGCCTACCCATAAGGGTACGTAAAAAGGGTTGAAGAGAATGTCAGATAAACTGAAATTGTTAAAAAACCAAATAAAAGATCTATACAAAGCTTTAGCGGTTGCTGAAAAAGCTGTCGTTGAAGAAGAGGATAAAATCCTTAAAGAGACTCGAGAGATTAACAGTGAGAAAGCCAAAGTTTTCAACGAAAGCAAACGCAGTTTTATCTTTTACAAAAAAGTTTACAAGAACTCTAAAGAAAAAGACACTCTCAGGTACGGAGAAACCACAGCTATCGTTAAGTTGAAGGTACCAGCAGGTGCTTTGCGCTCCATGAACCCGGATCTTTGGCATAAAAACTGGGGTGTTTTTCCTTTTAATGCGGCTAAATTACGCGTAAACGAGGCTGAAGTTTTGGAAATTTGGGAAACTGAAAATCCCGACAAAAAACTAAATAAAGGCTACTCTATGCGAGACAGATCCTTTGTTTATCAAGTTGGGAAAACTGTAAAGCCTGTGGACACCTTTGACACAAACCACAAGAACGACTGCTCAAGTGGCATACACGGGTACTTGTCAAAAAAAGCTGCACAAAACCACTTTTAAACTGTAAATAAGGATTTATATTCATGCACCATTTAGACCACCAAACAATCGTTTTACTGGGTGTTGTTATCCCAGCCATCATTTTTTTCGTAGCTGCCTTCTTTTTACTAGACACTAAAAAAGATAAACACTAAGCTCAACCAACAAAAGGATTTTTAACCATGTCGAACTTCAAGCCGTTAATCAAAATCAACGATGAGGTTATCCAATATAAAACCTGGAGGTTCCCTAGCGGGGAACTGGGGTTGGAGTTGGAACAAGACTACGATTTCAGGGGTGACATGCACTGGTACGCCGAAATTGTCACCAGTGAAGACCTGTTTATTCTGGAGTTGATCAGGACCATTATACCGACTGACGTAAAATCAGTCCAATCTCTGCGCTTACCTTATCTCCCACACGGTAGACAGGATCGTAATACTACACCTAGAGCACCGTTCTCTCTAGACATCATTACTGACAGGCTCCAACGTTTGTATTTTGATCAGATAATTTTGACAACACCACACAGCAATGTTTCTGAATTGTCAATCACACACCCTGTCTCGGTCATCGTGCTAGATGTAGAAGAATGGGTCGCAGAACAGCTGTGCGATTTTAGCGGTAATGAAATAACCAACCAAACTTTGTTTGTAGCTCCTGATGCTGGCGCTGAGAAGCGTGTGTACGCTATGGCTAAACACTGCGGGGTACCAAATGTGATGACCTGTTTTAAGAAGAGAGATCCTGCTACAGGGGAAATTAAAGGTCTTTACGTCCCTGATGACTTTGAATACTTTGGTAAGCACGTAGTCGTGATCGATGACATCTGTGATGGCGGAGCTACCTTCATTCATCTGGCAGAAGCCCTGAAGAAAAAGGGAATAGTGAGCGAAGCGAACGATAAGTCGTTATCTTTATTCGTGACCCACGGGATCTTCTCGAACGGTGCCAGGGATAAGCTTAAAGCTGCGGGTTATGATCGCGTGGAAGCTAGATACACGTTTATAGAGCAGAGGTTGGCTGCGTTGAGCGTAGCGAATGAAGAAAGGTTGAAGAACAATGGATAATTGGTGGTTACTAATCTCATACCTTGCAGTCGGTATTTTTTGGGTGTTATTTAGAGTTACGTCAAAAAGAAGTCAAGAAGGCTTGGTTGAGTTCAGGAAAACCACGGATCGCACAGAACAACAAGTGAACGAATTACTTGGTTTTGTGGTTATTCTTGGTATTCTGACTTGGCCTTTATCAATTATTACTTTTCTTTATAGAAATTTATTCACAGAAGATAAGGGATAAGCTTAAAGATGATGTATATATTTTGAAATCCGAATTTAAATGTGCTACCAACAAAGAATTACCTGAAGGGTACGACGAGTAACTTATGGGCTACATATCTTCCATTCACGGATCGGGTCAATGGGTTACCTGTACCAACTGTCGAGGTAAGGGGTATACACAAGAAACAGACTACAATTTCGAAAAATGCGAAGTCTGTAACGGATACGGACGCGTTAAAAAAGCAGAAACAAAACCAACTTTAAAAGAGGAGACTATAACTATGAGCGGTACAAACTATTCCACAGCAGTCATGCTTTTCAATGAAGATATTAAAGCTATCAGTATCGTTTACGAACCTGACGTTGACGGTAAACCTAAACAACAAAGGTACACCTTTAAGACTCTCAATAAGGATCTAAAGAAAGGTGATCTCGTGGTTATCCCCACAGATACCCGACACGGCTACACCGTGGTCCTCGTGGATGCTGTTGACGTGGAAGTTGACTTTGAGTCATCTGTCCAACTCAAATGGATCGTGGATAAAGTCCACGTTGAAGGTTACCAAGAGATCCTGGCAAACGAAGCCAAGCTGGTGGATGTCATGAAGAAATCCGAAGTGCGTCATAAGAAAGAAGAGATCAAAGGAAAAGTCTTCAGCTTTGTTAAAGAGGAAGAAATTAAAGCTTTTGCTATCACACACGCCCCTGTAGTAACAGCGCTAGAATCTAAAGAGGAATAAAGTTTACCGAGGCGATGCTGTGATCTGGTGCCTGAGACCTCACAGAAGCAGCACCCAACAAAGGCTACTCGCATTCGCTCCTAGCCTTTCTTCGCTTCGCTCAGAAAGAAGATCCAAGGATAAGTTTATCGTGAGGTTTAAAGGGCGTAGAGCCGCTTATCCCGAAATCTTCCTAACCGAAAGTAACGCGTAAATGCCTATTTGTTCACGCTGCTGCAATAAACTGGTAAAGCGTAAATCTGATAAGTCTTACTATTGTCGTAGACATGGTTGGATAAAAGAAATTAAACCGGAACCACTAACGTATTTAACGGAAGGCCAGACTTATGACACACAACCTCCTCTTGATGACAGACGTATACAAGTTCGACCATGCAGCGCAATACCCAAAAGGCACCAACAAAATCTACTCTTATTTCTGCGCGAGAAAGGCGAGTGAAGAATATGGCTCTGAAACAGTTTTCTTTGGTCTTCAATACTACCTTAAGAAATACCTCTCTAAACCTGTAACAAAGGAAAACGTAGATGAATTCAAAGATGTATGTGATTCTATCCTTGGCCCTGGTGCTGTCGATTATAACCGCTTCTATGCTTTGGCTGAACTTGGCTACTTGCCACTTAAAATTAAAGCCGTACGAGAAGGCGAAATCGTTGGTATCAAAAACGCTCTTTTCACATTAACCAACACTCACCCAGATTTCTACTGGCTCGTTAACTACATCGAAACCTTGCTTTTAAAAGTTTGGTACCCGATGACGGTAGCGACTATCTCTCACTCTTACAGAAAGCTGTGCTCGGACTATGCTGATAGAACCTGTGATGATAAAACACAACTACCTTTTCAAATACACGACTTCGGCTACAGAGCTGTTTCGTCTGAAGAATCAGCAGGGCTTGGCGGTGCTGCACACTTGCTCAATTTCATGGGGACAGACACTACCGCAGGAATTACCTTTTTGCGTGACTACTATTCTGGACAATATCCAATTGGGTTGTCCGTTCCGGCCAGCGAACACTCCGTGATGTGTGCTCACAGCCCTGACAGTCACGATTACCTGGCTATTGAGAACATGCTCAAGCAATACCCCAAAGGCATCGTGTCGATTGTCTCTGATACGTTTGATCTTTGGAGAGCTGTGGACTGGTACTGCAACGAATTGAAAGATGACATCCTAGCCAGGGAAGGTAAAGTCGTTATCCGCCCTGACTCAGGCGACCCCGAGAAGATCTTTCTAGGCAACCCTGAAGCCGGTAACGAAATGGAACGTGACGGTCTCATAGAAACCCTTTGGAAACATTTTGGAGGTACCACAAATGCAAAAGGCTTTAAAGTCCTCGATCAAAGGATCGGTGCGATTTACGGAGATGCTATTTACTTTGCGAGAGCTAGAAGAATCTTTGCAGGTCTTGCAGAAAAAGGCTTTGCTTCTTCAAACGTTGTCTTCGGTATTGGGGGTATCCTTTTACAGTGCTGCACGAGGGATACCTATGGGTGTTCTCTTAAAGCGACTTACGCAGAGGTCGAAGGCGTTCCACGAGCGATTATGAAGGCCCCTAAAACGGATGCTGCCAAGAATAGCCATAAGGGGCCCCTAAGGCTCAATATGAGCTATACAATGGACCCAGATAAAGACGGAGCTATCCCTGGTTCTGTTGATTACATCACGCAGCAAGAACAAACTTGGGGGCAAGAATCTACAGGGTTTTTACAAACCGTTTACGAAGACGGTAAGTTAATTGAAGATATAACTTTAGAGGAACTCCGTAAAAAGCTTATGGTTTAAACAAGGTTAATTTTAGAATGGGTAAAATTTGAACAAAACGTAGCAACGCCAGGAAGAAATTACTCAAAATCAGAGATGCAAAAGTGTTAGAACAAGGCAACCGTTGCTACTGGTGTACGATAGATTTCGACACTGATAACCCACCTACTACAGAGCATCTTTCACCTTTAGGTCAAGGTGGAAGTGTAAAACATCCCGATAACATCGTAGCGGCCTGTCTTTACTGCAACTCTATGCGAAATACTGTCGGCTGCTACAACTGGAAAAGGCACATACACGAATGGCGAAAAACACTTGGTTCATCTCAGACACTCACTTCAGCCACGCCAACATCATTGTCTTTGAGCATGAAGGCAAGCGTATCCGTCCTTTTCAAACGATTGAGGAACACGATGAATTACTTGTGGAAAATTGGAACAAACTTATTAAGCCCTCAGACCGCGTATATCATCTCGGAGATGTCGTCATCAACAGAAAAGCCCTACCCATCCTCAACAGACTTAACGGGAAAAAGAAACTCATAAAGGGAAATCATGATATATTCAAGCTGGCAGACTACGCACCTTACTTTGAAGACATACTTGCTTATCGCATTTATCCAAGCCATGGTGTCATTTGTAGTCACATACCTATACATCCTTGTCATTTAAAATCCCGTTGGAGGCGAAATGTCCATGGACATCTGCACCAGAATCTGGTAAACCTAGATTACATTGGGCCTGAATACGGTGACTTCGACAATTCGCCAGACTTTAGGTACGTTAACATTTGCGTAGAACACACTAACTGGAAACCGGTACATTTTGACGAGGTTATAAGTAATGGTTGAAAGACAAACTGTAGTTACGAAAGACGGTTACGAACTTTGGCAAGCCGATCCTGGCTGTGAACATGTGATTATAGATCAGTTTTATTCAGGTGGCGGGTACGCTTGTAAACTCTGTGGAGGATGGCTTTGTCTATGAAAAAACTGATCTATAACGCCATAAGAACCCCTGATGGTACCGTGCTGGAATCCAGGCACGTTCACGATTACAGAACTCATGTGGATGCCAACGGAGAAACCTACATGGTTGACGGTGGTCTAAATTACACGCGCAGGATTATTAACAAGGTACCTTACGAGGAGCTGTCGCTTTATGACGATGCTCCGCATGAAGTCCAACGCGAAGTGATGACTTGGGGAACGTATGGTATTGACGGTAAACAACCTATTCGTTACGTCAAAATAAAAAATATGTCCACGGCACACATTGAAAATGTTTTAAAGAATTGCACCCCCATTGCTCACGTTTACCTTTTTGCGTTTCACAAGGAATTAAAGTTAAGAGATTCAGGAGAATACCCACATGTTAATGATTAAACAGCATCGTATCTACCGTGTAGACTTGAAGAACAACCCTAATGTTCTGTACCTCTTTGGCGATAACCTGGCTAGGACTGGCTTTGGAGGTCAAGCCGCTGAAATGCGCGGGGAGCCCAATGCCCACGGGTTTGCCACAAAGGTTTCCCCTGGTCACAACGTTGAAGACCTCGTTTTTGACGGTAACATTTTACATAAAGCTGTTATAGATGCAGAGCTATTTTCGTTAAAGAAAAGACTTGACGAGTGCGCTTGGGATGCTGTAGTTTGGCCCCTAGACGGTATCGGTACAGGCTTGGCCGCTATGCAAGATAACGCACCTATCCTCCTTAAATACCTTACAGATCAAATCTTCAACCTCATTGCTGAGGCGTAAAAAAGACCCCTTTCAGTTTGTCTAATTACGTAGCCCAAAGACTACCCTGTGATGCCTGTGGGTCCTCAGATGGTCGTGTTCTCAATCTGGACAACACACAGCATTGTTTCGTCTGCAACAAAACCTTTTTCCCTGATAACAAATCAGGATCTGTAAAAGAGTCTCATACACAATTGACGAAAGAACAAAAAGCCCTGGAAATAGGCGGCTATCATACATCTTTAAATTTAACCGGACACCCTTTAGCTGACCGTAAGATATCTAAAAAAACTTGCGAATTCTTTGATGTGAAGGTACGCGATGGTTTGGATGACGAATCCAATAAAGTGCCGGTTACTTCCATCGTACTTCCCTATTACAACGATAAGAAAGAGCTGGTTGCTCAAAAGATACGCACCGTAGACTCCCCTAAGGGCTACTGGGTGGGTGACGCTCAAGGTTGTACTTTATTCGGTATGAACAAGTTTCCTAACGGGGATAAGATCACGATCTGTGAAGGGGAACTTGACGCGTTGGCCTACAGGGACCTTATGGGGGATTATCCCGTAGTTTCCATTAAGAATGGTGCTGGGGCAGCTGCCAGGGACATCCGTAAGAATCTCGATTACTTCGAGAAATTTAATCACATCTATATTTGTTTTGATGCTGATCAACCTGGACGCGAAGCTGCTAAACAGGTGGCTGAGATCTTCCCAGCAGGAAAAACAAAGATCGTCAACCTTAGGCACGCTAAGGACGCTAACGAGTACCTTCAAAAGGGTTTGTACAACGAGTTTAAGAAATCCTGGTGGGATGCAGAACCCTTTAAGCCCGAAGGTATTGTCTTTGGGACGCAGCTCCTAGAGCGTATTAAACGTAAGCTGGATGACCGTAAAGCACAGAACGGTGTTGTTTATCCCTTTAAGCTTCTCAACAAGTATACCTACGGGATTCGTACGGGAGAGATGGTTACGCTCGTCTCCGGCACCGGTATGGGAAAAAGTTCTATCCTAGCCGAAGTTATGTTCCACATTCTAAAAACCGTTGATAACTCAAAGATCGGCGTGATGATGCTCGAAGAGTCGGTAGAGATGGCAAACCTGCGGCTTATGTCCATACAAGCCAACAAACCTCTTCACCTTCCCGACACAGTGTACTCAGACAGAGAGTTGGAACAATATGCGGCTCAAACCATCCACCTTCTCGACGATGACAATGATCCCCGCGTTATCTCTTTTGACCACTTCGGGTCTAACTCCGTTGACACTATTATTTCCAAAGTCGATTACATGGCAGCGCTTGGATGTAAATACATTTTCCTTGACCACATTTCCATACTTGTTTCTGATCAATCTAACGGGGACGAACGTAAAGCTCTTGATGAAATCGCTACAAAGTTACGCACAAAGATCCAAGAACGCGACATTTGTCTTTTCCTTGTGTCGCACCTTAGAAGACCTGGGGGCAAACCGCACGAGGAAGGTGGAGAAACTTCTTTGGCCGACATTAGGGGTACTGCTGGGATTGGACAACTTTCTGACATTGTGCTCGGATTTGAACGAAACCAACAGCACCCTAACGAATATCTTCGGGCCATCACCAAAATTCGCGTGCTCAAGAATCGGTTTTGCGGACTTACCGGCCTCACTTCCTATGTGGCCTACGACAAAGTAACAGGTCGTATCGAAGAAGTTGATCCTCTAGAAGTCGAAGCCTTAGAGCAATCTGGCGGCACTGTGAGTGAATTTCAAACAGAAGAGAACGTGTTTGATACCCCCATCTTTGACACTACTGCCTTTGCTACCGATAAACTATCGCAGGTGGCCTAATGAGAGATTATGGGCGTATCGTCGTATTAGACACAGAGTACGATAATATCAACGCGTATAACGCCACGAAAATGTGGTGTGCGACTGCTATTGATTACCGTATAGGGCAACAATTCAAGTTTCACCCCGAGAAAGAAGGCGGTGATCAGTTCCACGATCAGTTCGGGGATAAACTTGTAGAGTTCCTTAAGGGTTACGATACGTATGTAGGTCATAACCTACACGGTGCCGAAGCGGTTGTCCTTAGGAAACTCCTAGGCTTCGAGCTGGACCCTGATAAATGTATAGATACTTTGGTTTGGTCCCGCTTGCTTCGTCCTGTGAGCCCCTTTGGGGAACTCTACGATGATTTCAAACGGAACGGCTGGGATAACCGCCATGGAGGTCACTCGTTACGTGCCTGGGGTAACCGTTTGGGTTTTCCCAAGTTGGAGTTCGACAACTTCTCTGAGTTCACCTTTGAGCAGTTGGAATACTGTATGAATGACAGCTTTGTAAACGTCAAGATCCTGGATGAATTGTTTAAAGAGAAACGCTGCTTCGGTTTTAGTGACGAATGTTTTGACACAGAGAACTGGGCGCACCACTGGTTTATGCAGCAAGTGGAAAACGGTTTTACGTTGAACGTAGACCGCGCCACAAAGCTGGCTAAGGAAACCGATGTTCTTTTAGAGCATTACACACACGAACTCCAAAAGGTTTTCCCTGAGCAAAAGGTTTTTGTCAAGGAATACACCGGAAAGAAACTTAAAGGTACTGAAGAATTAAACGCTACATCCAAAAAGTATTTACTTTCTCACTTACACGAAGAACACCCAGAGAAACCGGGGGTGTACAACATCTATCGCATGGAGACGTTTAATCCCGATAGTCCCGCGCAGGTAGCCCAAAGGCTTATCCAGGCTGGTTGGAAGCCTCGTAAGTACACCGAGACAGGACAAGCTTCTACAGCCAAAGATGTCATAGGTGAAGCCATTGAACAGCTTGCTGATGAAATCCCTGAAGTGGCTGTACTGCATAAATACAATATTGTTGTGGATAAAAATCAAAAAGCAAAAAAATGGTTGACTCTAATTGACGAAAACAATAAGGTACATGGAGGCATTTCACACATAGGTCCTTGGACCCACAGATGCTCACACTACCAAGAAAACATGGCAAATGTAACGAAAGTTCGTTTGGACAATCTAGGAAAACCCATAGAGGGCCTAGAGGGTAACTTTGGTTGGGACAGCAGACACTGTTGGGTCCCCCGTAAAGGTTGGAAATTAGTTGGTTATGACGCTTCCGGTATTCAACTCCGCGCTTTATCCCATTACATGGCTGATCAAGACTACATTCACCAGGTTTGTGAAGGTGATGTGCATACCGTTAACCAGCTTGCTGCTGGTATTAAGGATCGTCCCACGGCTAAGACCTTTATCTACGCCTGGTTACTGGGAGCAGGTGACGAGAAGATTGGTCAAGTCGTTGGTTGTGAAGAGAGTGAATACGAAGATCTCTTTAACAAAGCCAGAGTAACAGCTAGATTTAATCGCTTTAGACCCCACCAAAGGGGTCACGGTAACAAGCAGATCATGGATAAGTATGATACCCTTCTATTCTATACTGCTGATAAGCTTCGTAATGAAGGTCGCTCTGCTGATCGTGATATTGTTGCGAGAATCCTTAAGGGGCATTACGTTAAAGCCAAGTTCCTTGATGCACTACCAGCTCTTCGTCGTTTTAAAGATGAAGACATTAAGAAAGCTGCAAGAGATGGTTTCATGATTGGTTTGGATGGTCGCAAGATTTGGGTTCCTTCTGAGCATCTTGCTATGGGCGCGTACTTACAGGGTTTCGAAGCGGTTGTCATGAAGAAAGCCATGGATATCTCTTCTAAAGAACTAAAAGCTAAAGGCATACCATTTGGTCAATGCGCTCATATTCATGACGAAGCCCAAATGGAAACCCCTGAGGAATGCGCTGAGGAACTCGGTAAAACCTGTGTTTGGGGAATTCAAGAAGCCGGTAAGATACTTGGATCACTTTGTCCCCTTACAGGGGAGTATCGCGTGGGGGATTCATGGGGACTGACGCATTAAAAATTAAGTTAGCTAAAAAGCTTTTAGAATTTAACTTTTTTATCAGACGTTTAGCTTATGTGCTCGACCCAGAACAGACGCAATCAGTGTTTAGTTTTTATTTCGACCCAGAAAAAGACAAAGTTAGATTTGTGCATAAAGCTTTGAACGACTCTGTGTACGATAACTTTGGCATTCATTGGGCTGATTGGGTAGAAATTATTGCAGAAATGCAAAGTAGAAGAGATAACAAAATTGTTTAACGACCCTATCTTTGAAACCTTTAAACCTTTTGATAAAATATCCCGATTATTCGAACAACCCATTTGTGTCACCGAAAAAATCGACGGTACCAACGCAGTGGTTGTCATCTCTGCAGACTGCACCGAGATCCGCGCTGGCAGCAGAACCAGATGGATTAGTCCTGAGGATGATAACTACGGGTTTGCCAAATGGGTAGAAGCCAACAAGGAAGACTTAAAGCTACTTGGGCCTGGCTATCATTTCGGTGAATGGTGGGGACAAGGTATCCAACGAGGCTACGGGATGACTAAAAAAGTCTTCTCTCTTTTCAACGTCAACAGGTGGGATAACGAATCAAGGCCAGCTTGCTGTGACGTGGTTCCAACAGTTTTCAAGGGGAAAGATTGGCCTGAAGATCCTATCCACAAGAAACTTCCACATTCCCTCGCAGCAGCCAAATACGGCGTAACCTTTGAGGCCACCGAGGGGCTAGTCTATTGGTTCGCTAACGCTAAAATGTATTTCAAAGTTATTTGGGATAAATAAAAAACTTACACTTGACTAACCTCGCTACTCCTGTAGAGTAGCTTTTGTAAACAGAGCACGAAAACATTGTCTGATTTAAACATACAAAAACTAAAGGGCTTGGCTATGTACCCTAAAATACAAGCCGGAAACTACGACACAAAATACAAAGACACTTGGACTATTGATCTCCTTTTGGACAAAGAAGGTTTGAAAGTAGCCAAAGCTGAAAAGCTCCGTATCAAGAAGAGTAGCATCAAAGACGGTGAAGCCGTTACAAAATACGCAGGTTTGTTTGATGGTTATGATGGGTCTTATCTCCGTCTTCAGCGCTCTGTTGTGGACGCGAACGGTGATAACCGTGAACCCCCTAAGCTCATCGATTCAAAGCTCAACCCAATTCCCCCTTCTGTCAAAATCGGTAACGGTTCTGAAGTAAAAGTGCAGTTCATCGTTAAAGATGACGATGCCGAAACTATTAAAAAGTTCGGTGGTAAAGGTACTTTCCTTTTGGGCGTTCAAGTTCTTAAACTGGTGGCTTACGAAGGCCGTGCAGGAGATCCTGAGAAAGACTTTGTAGAAGAAGATGGGGAATCACTCGTTTCAAGTTCCGATTTCAGTTTCGAACAAGGCGATGCTTTGGACGAAGTATTCGGAGCTCCTGCCTAAAGGTTCTACACAGAGAAACCCCAGGGGATTTTCTCCTTGGCCCCTGGGGTTTTCTTTAGATGTCTCGTCCTTGGCCTACTATTGTTTCCTCGCGGCCCACTTACCTAGACGAACATCTGCCTTTAATCCTCACCTGTAGCTCGTGTGTAGATTGGGCTACAGGCTTTATTTAAAATTAACGCGTCACCCGTAACTTGAGTTCCAAGATTTGTCAAATAAAAAGTGCATAGATACGTTGGTTAAGGATATTTATAACCTGTTTTCGCCAGATAACCAAGAACTTTCTCAAGAGTTACTTGATATTTTCGGTGATTCAGTCAAAGACGTGGTAAAAAAGTCGATAGAAGAGGCTAGAAATGGGTGGGCTAATGAACATGGAGGGCTCAGGCTCTCGTCAATTGGTAAGCCAGACAGACAGCTGTGGTTCGATAACAACCCAGTATCACAAACAGGAGATACTTCTGGAGCATCGCAGGCGGTTGCAGAATGCGAACTCACTAAACCTTCAGATCTCCTTAAGTTCCTCTACGGACACATCCTTGAGGCGTTACTCGTCTACCTTATCAGACAATCAGGGCACACCCTGGACCACGCCCAAGAAGATCTGGAGCTGTGCGGTGTTCCTGGTCACCCTGATGGGGTACTTGATGGACTTCCAGCAGATATTAAGTCAGCTTCAAACTTTGCTTTCAAAATGAAATTCGCCAATCGGGCGCTCATCAAACCTGGTCCTGAGAATGATTCTTTCGGTTACGGGTACCAATTAAAGGCTTACAGAGAAGCCCTTCTCGATAAGTACCCACACGAAGATATAGACAAAGAAAACATAGCTTGGGTTGTGTTCAACAAAGAAACTGGTGAGATCTGCCTCCTTAAAGCAGATGTCCTAGAGCTACCCCACGGCTCAGCGTCATCTCGTGTAGAGACCGTTAAAAGACTTGTGCAGCAACCTCAACCTCCTAAAGAGAAATGCTACCCTGATGTTCCTGACGGTAAATCCGGTAACAGAGTTTTAAACAAACTTTGTGGCTGGTGTAAACATAAAGATCGCTGCTGGGCTGACGCTAACGGCGGTCAAGGGTTAAGAACTTTTGAGTATTCCAGTGGGCCTAAATGGTTCACACAAGTGGTGAAGCAACCACGTGTAAATGAGTCGAGAGATTATGAGTTTGTCGAAGAGTAAAAAGAAGCCAGGGCGTAACAGTTTCGAACAAAAAGTTATTCAACAATTAACTGATTACAGGGTTTCTTTTGCGTACGAACCCATAAAGATCCCTTATGTTACCGAGGCCATGTACCTACCGGATTTTATAGTTAATGGGACGATTATCGTTGAAACAAAAGGTCACTTTGATAAAGATGATCGTCGGAAAATGCGGGATGTCAAAAGATGCAATCCGAAATTGGATATCCGTTTGGTTTTCCAAAAAGACAATAAAATAAGTAAAGCAAAAAGAAGTAAAACGTATTCCCAGTGGGCCGCACATCACGGATTCTTATGGGCTATAGGAGAAATACCGGATGAATGGATTGTGGAGTTCAATAACGCACCTGCTAAAGCTGCGAAGCTACGTCGTAATGGTTCACGAGATGGCGTTTTCCAACCAGGTAAGGTTCGTAGAGTTGCAGGACCAGGTAAAAAGCTTGGAAGACCGTTTAAAAATAAAGACCAGGGACCTGGAGTTTGACTGTAGCCAGTTGAAGTTAAAGTTGGAAAAACTAGAGAATGAAAGAAAATAAAAGAACTATTCTAATCACAGGCGGTGCGGGATTTGTGGGCCATCACGTTGTGGAGCACTTTATGAAGAACACGCTCGATGACATTTTAATTGTTGATTCTTTGAACTATTCCGGTACCTTGGATCGCCTAAGGGATATCCGTATGCCCGATGGTCTACCTATTTACCCGTATAATGACCGTATCAAAGTTTTCACTTACGACTTTACAAATCCTTGTGAGCCTAACCTGATAAAAGAGTTTAAAGATGTCACTCATATCCTTCACCTTGGGGCTGAAAGTCACGTGGATGGAAGTATCGAAGACCCAATGCGATTCGTTCGTTCAAATGTTGTCGGTACCGTTAACATGCTTCAGTTGGCCCGCAAACTCGACAATCTTGAGCTTTTCGTCTACTTCTCGACTGACGAGGTATTTGGACCCGCCCCTTTAGATTACTACGAAGATAACTTTGACATTTCACGCGGCACAGAGCGCGTAAAGATTTCTTTTAAAGGTTACAAAGAAGACGATGTACACAACCCTAAGAACCCCTACGCGGCTACCAAGTCAGCTGGCGAACAGATGGTCATCGCGTTCGCTAACACTTACGGTATCCCGTGTATTATCACAAGGACCATGAATGTATTTGGCGAACGACAACACCCCGAGAAGTTTATCCCTAAGGTCATCAAAGCGGTCCTTGAGGGTTCTACCGTTCCCATCCATGGAACGCCAGATAAGAAACAAGCTGGACTTCGCCATTATATACACGGACGTAATGTAGGTAGTGCACTCCTATTCCTCCTTAATAAACGACCTTATCTTGCGAAATCGTTTAGAGAAGTATGTGCGTATCACATCGTGGGGGAGATAGAGTTAAATAACATGGAACTGTCCTGTGACATTAACGAAATAATCGAAACTTTTGATATTCGTAACGATACAAATTATATGAACAACGAGTATAAATCCGAAATGGTTGACTTTCACAGCTCTCGCCCTGGTCACGATTTAAGATACGCCTTGGACGGATCTAAAATGAAGGGCCTTGGTTGGGAGCCGCCTAAGACTTTTTATCAATCCCTTACGAAAACTGTAGAATGGTATTTGGAGAACCCTAGATGGCTGACACAATAAAAGATCTAATCATTGAAAAAGGTATCGAACATATTTTAGCGGCACATTACGAAAACGGCTTGTACGAAGCGCAACTAAAAGAAGTGCTATTGAAGGAAATTCAAAAAGGATCTGATGCACATAACAATTGACATAAGTCAAAATCCTTGGGACAATAGACAGGTCTTTCTCACAGTGAGTGAAGACACACGTCTAGCCCTTAAGGATCTCTACGGGATAACCCTGGAAGACCTCATTCACAGTTCCATAACCAAAGAGCTGGGCTATCTGTACGAAGTCTATTTACGTGGCCAAGAAGAGGCGCTTAGGGACCCCCCTGAGCCGACACATAGCCAGGAACGGTTTATTCACCCGAATACCGATACCCCTGGAACTTAAAAGCTTAGAGCCTGAGATAATGCTCGGGAGACATGTTATAGACAGAGCTGTACTGGATACCCCTAGGGACCCTGAGGCGCTATCATGGTTTAGCTTAGAAGACGAAGATTTTTTAACCTTATGCGAAATATCTTACCTGAATCCAGAGGAAGTCATTGAAAAACAAAAAGAAGTTACCCTTAAGCTTATCCGGGGAGCTACCCTAGGAACTCTTGTAGAGACCCTTGAACCTCCTTTAAACTAAGTCTCTCACACATCGCTCACTAGCTTTGTGAAACCCCATCTCCCCTCCTAAAGGCAAACCCCAACAGACATTCGCTCTTGTTGGGGTCCCTTTTTCTCGACCTGTACGCAGCTAATACCAATGAAACAACTTTCTCTCTTTCCCGACCTTCTTTACCAACCCTTTCAAGCCGACTATACCGGTTTCTCTCAATTCAACGGTGAGCCCCGTAGAATCCTCATAAACTTCGAAAGAGATAAGCTTTTAAGCGAAGCCGGTATCGCAACTATGAAGGACCGTTATTTGGTCCCTGGAGAGGAATACCCTCAGGAAGCCTTTGCAAGAGCCGCTTGCGCCTTTTCCAGCAGCAACGCTCATGCACAGCGCCTGTATGACTACGTATCCAAATGCTGGTTTATGTTCGCGACTCCCTTGCTTTCCAACGGGGGAACCGACAGGGGCTTACCTATCAGCTGCTTTTTGAACCAAACAGATGACTCTATCGTAGGGCTGGGTAACCATTACGCCGAGAACCTGCTTCTAAGCACCTCTGGAGGCGGTATAGGCACTGACTGGAGCCTTGTACGCTCGGTTAACACAGCGACCTCAAAGGGCAATAAAACGACTGGTATCGTTCCTTTTATCAAAACAGCGGACAGTTTGATCCAAGCCTCCTGGCAAGGGTCTACCCGCAGGGGTGCCTTGGCGGTAAACCTTCGTATTGACCACCCAGAGATCGAGGAGTTCATTGAAATCAGGAAGCCTACAGGGGATGCCAACAGACGCTCCCTCAACGTAAACAACGCTGTGGCCGTTACAGATGTCTTTATGGAGGCTGTGGAGAAGGGTGAGAGATGGGACCTTATAGACCCCCACACGAAGCTTAAAGTCAAGGACGTGGACGCCAGAGACCTGTGGATGAAGATCCTGGCTACGCGGGTGGCCACAGGGGAGCCTTACATCTTCTTTATCGACGCTGCAAACAGAGCTTTAAACCCTTCTTTAAAAGTCAAGGGTCACCTAATCAACACAACCAATCTTTGCACCGAGATTATGTTACCTACAAATCCAGACCGTACAGCTGTTTGTTGTTTATCTTCTGTGAACCTTGAGTATTACGATGACTGGAAAGACCACCCTTACTTCATTCACGACCTGATGGAGATGCTGGATAACGCTTTGGAGGTTTTCATTAAGAAAGCCCCTGAGGGTATGTGGAGAGCCGTGGAGAGCGCCCGTAACGAGAGATCTGTGGGTTTAGGAGCCATGGGCTTCCATTTGTACCTGCAGAAAAAAGGCATACCTTTCGAGAGTGGTTTAGCGTCTTCCCGTAACAGGGTTATCTTCTTTGATTTGCAAAGTAAATGTATCTCCGCAAATATAACCCTAGGAGACCTTAGGGGTAACGCTCCAGATATCGAAGGAACAGGCATGCGCTTTAGCCACATGAACGCTCTAGCACCTAACGCCTCTTCGTCGGTTATCTGCGCCAACACATCTCCTTCGATTGAACCCTACGCAGCCAACGCGTATACCCTAAAGACATCCTCAGGGGTTTTTCTAATCAAGAACAAAGCTTTTGATAAGCTGCTAAAAGAAAAATACAAAAAGTCGGAAAAAGAAGTTGACGAAATTTGGAACTCTGTTATTGTCAACGAAGGCTCAGTCCAGCACTTGGATTTTCTTGAACCTGCAGACAAAGACGTATTTAAAACAGCTAGAGAGATAGACCAACACTGGATTATTGATCACGCTGCATCCAGGCAACCGTATATCGACCAGGGACAGTCAGTAAACTTATTCTTGTCCCCAACCATCTCCAAATCTGATCTGAGAGCTTTACACAAAGCTGCTTGGACTAAAGGTTTAAAGTCCCTTTACTACGTACGTTCGTCCTCGTCCCTAAAAACGGAAACGATCAGTCGCGTTAAAGAAGGTGGTTGCTTATCCTGCGAGGGTTAATGTCTCCAATCGTAATCACGCTTCTAATCTTGCTGGCGCTAGCCATCTTAATCGCTTTAACTATTGTAACCAAGGGGGCCATCTGGTCTTGCCTTGCTGATATCCTAGGGTGTTTCTTCAGTGACTAAACCTTTCAACCTACAGCATGAAGCTTGCGGTAACTTTGTTTACGTAGAGAGAACTTACTGCTCTGTCCTGCACGGGATGCGTGAAATCATCGCCACTTCTTTTTCAGACAAAGCTTTGGCGCAAGATAGACTAGGTCACTATGAAGTTCCTGTTAATGTTCCTCTTATCCTCTCTTCTTTAATCGAAGAGTTGCAGGTTTATGGGTCCCGTATGGAAGCCCATTTAAGCGACCAAAGATCTTTTGAGCAAATGAAGAAAGAAGCTAAAGAACTGAAAGAAGAAATTGAGAAGCTGAAGAAAGAGAAATCAGAAATAACAGGAGAGCCTGAAAGCAAAAGAAGAGGGGGAATATCCGAAGCATGTCTTTATTAGAACAAAGATCTTACTACAAACCCTTTAGTTATCCTTGGGCCTACGACCTGTACAAAAAACACGAAGCCGCTCACTGGTTAGCTGCTGAAGTAGAAATGAGGGAAGATATTAATGACTGGAACCACAAGCTGAGTCCAGGTGAAAGACATCTCCTTACCCAACTCTTTCGTTTCTTCACTCAAGCTGACGTAGACGTTGCTGGTGGCTACAGGAAACTCTTTGGGCCTACCTTAGGGGGACACCCCGAAGTTGCCATGATGATGTCCTCATTCGGTAACAGAGAGACCGTCCATATAGACGCTTACTCTTTGCTTATTGAAACGGTAGGGATGCCTGAGGATACGTACCAGGCTTTTACGCTCTTTAAAGAGATGCGAGACAAGCATGAATACGCACACACATTTAACTGCAACACCGTTTACAACACCTTAAAGAGCTTGGCTGTTTACGCTGCTTTTACAGAAGGTATGCAGTTGTTCGCTTCCTTCGCTATCCTGATGAACTTTGAAAGGTTCAACAAGATGAAAGGGATGTGTAACATCGTTCGTTGGTCCATCAAAGATGAATCGATGCACGTAGAAGGCATGACAAAGCTTTTCCAGGAACTCTTAAGGGAACACCCTGAGATCTCCACGTATGACCTGAAGGAAGACATAAGGGAAATAGCTTTTAAAATGATTGAGATGGAAGATGTCTTTATCGACCTTTGTTTCAAATACGGCGAGCCTGTTGGTTTAACAGCAGATCAAGTTAAAAAGTACATTCGCTTTATTGCCCAAAAACGCTGGAATCAATTGGGTTTCACTGACATGTTAGGATATTACAAGTATAAATCTGAAGGTAACCCCCTTCCTTGGCTTGACTGGGTAGTGAACGGAACCGAACACACAAGTTTCTTTGAGGCTAGACCTACTGATTATTCTAAGGGGTCCCTAACGGATGACGGAGAAGATTCAGGATGGTAGACGAATTTGAAAAACTCGTTTCTATGTCTAAGAAATGGTGTGAAGATCACCTGTACAGTTATAGAGGAATAGTTAATCACGCGCTTACAGGAACGTCTTGTTGGTACGTGAATGAGCACGGAGAAGAGCGGTACACAAACATTGCGTTTGGTGTTCGTGTGGGTAAGAAATAATGGTAGGACCTCACTGTGATAAGTGCCAGAAACGATACTGGGACTGTAAATGCGAAAAGAAAAATATGATGGACGACGAATACCCTGTAGACAGACATTTCTACCAGCAAGCTTTAGAGCTTGAAGCGGCTATGAAGGCAGAGACCCCTGACTATATAAATAAACCCCCGCACTACACGAACGAAGATGGCTTTCCGCAGGTCATAGACATTCTTGAAAGGTGGTTTCCCAAAGAGCCTCTTCTTTGGCAAGTGGGGAAGTATATAGCCAGATGGGATCGTAAAGATACAGCTCTTGAAAATTTGAAAAAAGCCAGGTACTATTTAAACCGTAAAATTAAACAACTGGACCCTAAGGACACTGGACAATGACTTTAAACGTACGCAACAGAATGGCTGTGACCACAAACCCTTTTCAAGGTGACTACAAGAAAGTCCTGTGTGTTTGCTCTGCAGGTCTTCTCAGGTCGCCTACAGCAGCCTTTGTTCTTTCCAATCCCCCTTTTAATTTCAACACAAGATCTGTAGGAATAACCACAGAGTTTGCTCTCATACCCCTAGATGAAGCCTTGCTTTTCTGGAGTCAAGAGATTGTTTGTATGGAGAATTGGCAAAAAGAAAGAATTGAGACCCTGTTAAGAGAAGCAAATTTAAAGCGTCCCGTTATCAACTTAAGTATCGATGATCGTCACAGTTACAGAGATCCTGAGCTGATGCGCTTGGTTCGAGAACAATACGTACTATTAAAAGGCTTACCCAATGAATAAAAACAATTTAAACGCAGAAGAAAAAGAACTCCTAACGACACCCATTAGGGTTCTCCTGTCACAAGAAACAGATAACGGAGAAAGAGATCTATCTTTCTTTCACAGAGCCCTACGTATTTGGGACCGTCTAGCACAAGCCAATTGGGATACCCCTAGGGCTCCCCGTGAAGATTGGCTTTATGAAAGAAATGGGGATGAAACAGGTTCGACCACAGCACCATCTAAGCTGTGACACCACGGGGCAGTGCCGTGCATCTCCACCAAACTTTATAGTTAATAAAAGGTTAACAAAAAATACTGTTGACAAACCCTCTGAGAATCCTGTAGGGTACTCTTAGAAGCAAACGATAACTCTTTTACTGAAGTTCGCCTTGCGGCCTAATTCAGTTACCTAATCTTCCTCACACGAAGTATCTACCGAGAAAGCCCTCTTAATCCCCACTAGAGGGCTTTCTCACCCCTTTCATACATAGCAGGGTAGCTTAGTCCGGTCTAAAGCACAGCGTTCATACCGCTGATAACGTGGGTTCAAATCCCACCCGCTGCAACCAATCAATACATGTATAGACCAGGTGGCAGAATGACGATGCGCTAGATTGCAGATCTGGTTTAACGCGGGTTTGATTCCCGTCCTGGTCTCCATGTATACAAAGTAAAAACAAATAAACATAGGTGCAACATCTTACCCCGCGCCAAAGAAGGCGCTATCTAAAGAAACAAAACTACCGCTCATTCCTTGACTCATTAGTTTGTCAGATCTGCGGTCACGATAAACCCCATCACATAGAGCTTCATCACTTAGATCCAACTTCTAAGGAAGCCAACGTATCCAGACGAATTAACCAGTGCCAATCAGATGTCGCTATCATAACTGAGATTGAAAAGTGCGCTGCTTTGTGTTCTTATTGCCACAAGGATGTTCATAAGGGATTGCACAGCGATAAAATATTAGAACCGTTAAACTATATCGGTGTAGCACAGGGACAGTGCGCGGGTCTCCAAAACCTTGAGACGTTGGTTTGAATCCAGCCGCCGGTGCCAATTATTCTCACTAGCCGAACAAGGCGGACGGAGCTGACTGTTAATCAGCGTATGCAAGGTTCGATTCCTTGAGTGAGAACCAACTACGACTACATCGTTCAGTGACAGGACCTGGGATTGTCTATCCTAAGACCGGAGTTTGATTCTCCGTGTAGTCGCCAATTAATTAGGGAACCCCTTAGGACCTTCTTAAGTTAGTCCTAACGAGTCCTCTAAACTCACACACACCCTTCGACTCGAAACTTAAACCCCCGTAGGTTCCTCAACGCCCACAATGCCTAAGCATTCTGAGCAAAAGGTTGCCTACGGGGATTTTTTTAGGTAAGCTTAAGGGGTACGCAGAGTGCTTCATCTCTTGGCAAAACAAAAGAACAAACCTTCCCGCAAAGCCGTTACCGGCAAAACTCTCAACCAAGCCCAACTCATTGCTTGTATTAACAAATACCCTACTACTGTCGTAACTGGACCAGCTGGCTCAGGTAAAACCTTTATCACCGCTTCAAGGGCTGCAGAAATGCTCCTGGAAGGTAAGGTGACTAAGATTGTAGTGACACGACCCACAGTCCCCACAGGGCGCTCCTTAGGGTACTTCCCTGGGTCACTTGAGGAAAAGATGGCCCCTTGGACAATCCCCATCATGGAGGTCTTACAAAGCGTCCTAGGCGGTGCTTTTGAATGTCAGTTAAAACTAGGAAACATCGAGGTGGTCCCCTTTGAGACCATCAGGGGTCGATCCTTTAAGGATACCTTCGTTATTCTAGATGAAGGTCAAAACGCTACGTACGACGAGCTGAAGGCCCTTCTTACACGGTCTGGCGAGAACTGCACCACGGTGATCAACGGGGACATCTCACAGAGTGACCTAAGGGGGACCAATGGACTCTACGAAGTCAGTCGTATAATCGCCAAGCAGCCGTGTTTAGCCGAGATGTGCGCGACTGTACAATTCACCAAAGATGACATTGTGAGATCGAAGATCTGTCGTTTGTTTGTGGAAGCGTTTGAGGACTACGAGAAAGAGTTGGATGAGTTACAGAATATATTCGATAACCAAGAATCCTTACCGGCGTTCCTCGTAGATGCGCAGTTAAACACCGGCGTTAAAATTAAGTAGGTAAAACAATGAAGTCTATCGTAAAAACCCCAGCCACCATAAGGGAAGTCCGCTATGTGCTTAAACCAGCTTTTGACCGGTTCGCGTTTCAAAAGGGGAAAGCGGGAGCAAACAGTCTTTGTAAGGCTTGGTCTACCGCCGTTTCCAAAAACAAAAGAGCTCAGCAAGAGACACCTACCTTACGAAATCATTACTGTCCTTAACTTGACGTAAAGTCTTATCGGTTAATATATCACACCCCTCGAAATTCTCAAGGGGCTTCTTGGCGTTTCCGTTAGCTTTTGCTACAGCCCAGGTGAATGTACAAGGGGAAACAAGGATACGCTTAGGGCTCCTTGCGGGCATCGTCACGGAGCAACTCGCTAAGAATATCATCAGTAGACTTGGCAAGATTATCTTTTTCAATTTGTTCAAAATCTTTAGCGTCCTTTAACGCCTTATCTTTTAGGTCGTTAACAACTTTGTTTTTACCAGCAAAATAAGCCATCAGGGGTACTGACAGCTTATCGAGTAGAATCTTTAACACTTCTAAAAGGAAGCTTAGCAAAGGAGCTATGCTTTCGGTTTAGTGTCGGCTATCGCCTGGAGAATGGCCTCAAGAACTTTATCGTCTATTTTATTTTCTGTTTTAGCTACCAGATCTTTGATTTTACCCAAAGCCAGTGTTACGACAGAGCCCAAAGCTGCAGCGATGGCCGCAACGATTTCTACGGAGAGATTATCCAGCATTTATATTGTTTTCCTTTTCTATCGAGGTTAGACGATTCATCCAACCTTTGAGGGAACCCCCGTGGGTCTTAGGGTCTTTCTTAGCGAGATCCTTAAGGAATTCCTTTCTTTCGTTTAAGTAGGCTTTCTTCAACTCTGAAGAACCAAACTTTTTAATGTACAAATTAACTTTACCTAAAGTCTCGGGTCCGAGGGAACCATCTACGGGGGCTCCAACGATTTTCTGCAAACCCTTTACGGCTTTCACAGGGCCTGAGTTCACACTGTAGTCAAAAGCCAAATGTTGGATATCTTCTGGGAGAGCGTTCAAACCAGGCTTTTCGTAGTATTTGACTTTATACAGCTTCTTAGCGTCTTCAGGCGTGAGATCCTTAAGGGTTTCCTCAGTATAACCCAGTTGGCGCAACTCTTTTTTGTTGTCTCGCCAAGTCACACCACGCATAGTGGGGCCACCTTGATCTACAGTAAAGCCACCTTCCAAACCTAAAGTTTTGTCTGCAAAATCATCGAAAGTCAAAGACGTAGGGTTTCCCAGATACTTGTTTAAAATAGAACGGTAATCAATAGAGCCTGTGTCGGAATCCTGAAGGGTTTGAGAGGGGGCCTTAGGGGTTTCTGTTTGAGCTTTGTCGAAATAAGCTTTAAAAATATCCTGAAGCACAGGGTCGTCTATTTTATTCGTCATTATCTGTTTCTTCCAAGTCGAAAGTAAGCTCCAGAATTTCTTCAACACCGGCATTATCATTGGCTTGTTCAACTACTAAACGGATCTCAAAACTGTCGTCTTGAATGAAAGCAGAGACCAGGTGTTGGATGTAAAGGTCGAAGTCAACAACGTTTGTATCTAGATAATAAGAGGGGTACTTTTTAATGAACACTTTAGAGCCTCCTAGGATACGTTGTAGAGGTTACTTACAGACTTTACCGCCCTTCCTGTAACCACCGTTAGTGGGTACCTTAGCGCCTTTAGGGACTTTCTTTTTAGAGGCTTCCCCATCTTTAATCATCTTGTCTGAAGGGATGTTAACGGGTTTTTCTTTAGGCTTCTCAGGGGTTTTCTTAGCCATGTATCTATTTCTTCTTTTTATTAAAGGCTGCTACGCCTTTCTTATCTGCGGCCATATCTTTCTTAGAGCCTTCTTTCCCGTGGGCACCCTTGGCGTCTGCCTTAGCGTCCTTAGGGGAGTTTTCCCATTTGTTTAAAGTCATTTTTTTCTTTTTAGCCATTGAGGGTGTACCTACTTGTTTACCTATGGAAGACCTAGAGATTGTCATTAGATGGTCTTGCCTGATTTGTTTCGTTTGCCTCTGTTGGCTTTTTTAGTTTCCATTTTGAGGTTTGATTTTGAGTTATTTCTAGGATTAGAATCCTGGTGTCCGACATCTTTACCGTCACCCTTGTGGGCTTTACCGGCTTTGACCATTTCGGCACGAGCCTTGTTCCTAGCCGCTCGGTTTTTAATTTGCTCAGGCTTACCTTGGTACTCTTTATAGTGCTTTTTCAGCTGTTCTTTAGTTCTATTAGGCATCTTGACGACTATTCTACAGGGTCAGGATCTACTGAAGGAAGGGTTACAGATCTCTTTTGGACCTCCCCTAGGGTTTCCTTTTTGGGCACTTTGGTTTTGAAAAAGCTGGTAAAACTAAAGTCCCTTTGGGGTCTTGTCATGTTGGAAAACAAATGTCCTACTAATCCATCATCGTACACCTGGTACTTGATATCAAAATGTGGGGAAGAGAAAAGATTTTCAAAATCCTGGGCTTGAGCCATAAGCTCCCCTGTGGTGTAGAACTTTTTAAAAGCGGCAATTTTGATAACAGTGTTTTCAGGCATAGCCTCAGAAGTTTCTTGGACTTTGTCTTCCAGGAAAGCCTTGTCAGCCTCCGATAACTGCGTTAAAGGAAGCTCTACGGGAATGTACTTCTTTCTGTCTTTTTTGTCTCTCTCCAGCAACTGTGCTGGTGTAGGGTTATGGATACAGGAGTCAAAACCCACCAAGGTGATGTCGCGTATGCCCAAGGCGTGAGCTATGGCTACACAGCGAGTCCCACTGGAAGTTCCCCCTGAGATAATAGGTTCTTTAATCATGTGTGCGAATTCTTTTATGGCTTCCACTTCAGTGTGCCAGCCCATAACCCTAGCACCGTTATCCATCAAGTATTTCGCGTAGCCTGGGTTAGCCATTGAGGCAACCAGGAAGATGGTTTTAGGGGGAATGGTTTCAAACAAAGAAGCGCGGTTAACCCCGTGGGTGCTTTCACCGTTAAAGTCACGACCATCCAGAATGACACAGAAATCTGGCTCGATACCCATAGCTACCAACCTAGGCAGTGAGTGCTTGACGCAAAAAAGAATGAAAGGACGACTGGGGTTGGCCATTCGCTCCTTTAGATTCAACTCTGTTGCGTACTTCTCTAAAGAAGGACCTGCAGAACAGATGATGGCTTCGTAGCCGTTAGGGTAAAACATACGATCAAACCAGGTGGGAATAGTTTGCAGGTTCTCTTTAATGTTGTTCACGGTGTCTTCTTTGGAGACAGCTAAAACAGCGTTGACTTTAACAGGTAGAAAATTAGTCATGTGGGTTAATTACCGATGTGTCGTATCTGGTATCGGGTTTAATGGCCTCGATACGGAAGTCCCTAGAGGGACCCATGTGGGTTACCGGTGCAGCTTCTCGTATACGTGTAAAGCCACAACGTTCTAGAACAGGTGCCAAGGTTTGGAAAGTCCAACCCCAGCGGTGAATCATGTAAGGTCTATTTTCAAATTGCTCACCGTAGAGACCCATGAGACCCAAACGGTCAATCATCTTTAAGTCCCTGGAAGTGTGAAGTTGTAGAATGTTAATAGCGCATTTAACAACATCTGGCATTTCAAAGGCCACCGAACCTCCTGGCTTTAAGATCCTAAGCCACTCTTTAAGGGTTTTGTCTAAATCATAAACCGGTATGTGCTCTATGACATGCGAGGAAAATATGTGATCAGCGTAGTCGTCAGGTAAGTCAATAGCTCTTAAATCCGACTCTAGAAAATAAGGGTATTTGTGGGCTTGTTTATTAGGGATATCTTCAACGGTGCGTGGGTCAACAAGTTTAAGGTTAACCTCAGGGGCTACAATGTCTACGTTGATCCATTGCTGCATGATGTCGGAACCTTTAATTTTGTTTCCACAGCCGAGGTTTAGGTTAAGCATAATCTTTAATTTTTCCTAGTTGTTTAAATACGTCGAGCCATTTGTCGAGAATAATTTGGTCAGAGTGATGTCTGTCTATGTATGAGTAAGATAAGTTTGTGCAAGACACGTCAGCCAACGAGGTCACTGTATAGTCAAGGCAATCTTTAAAGTCTTTTCCTATGACGCCTACAGTGTTTACGAACAAGTGTAAGTGTCCATAGATATCAGTGTTGTCTACAATAACCTTGCAACCAGCATTCAACGCGTCCAAGGCTCTGTTGGGTGATTTACACTTGGATTTTTCGTCTAGCTTGGTGGGAATAAGCACGATGTTAAAGTCAGCTATCATGGATTCAACTACACCTACACCCCACTTTACATAGTCGATGTTCGGATGGTTTAGTTGTGCATCACAAACAGCCGTAATACGGTAAGGGCACTCATTGGCCCATTTCAATAAAGGTAAAGCGTTCGATTGGTGCCCGAACCAAAGGATTTTAGGCTCACTGTAATCTTTGTTCTCAGGTTTAATCCTGGGGAAAGTCACAGGGTCAGGGATGATGACTGCTAGTTTTCCCGTTTGTTCGTAAATCCTTGTTTGCATGTTTTCAGTGTTACAAACAATAACATCAACCCTTTCACACATATCCCGGTAATAATCCCCTTCCGGTCTATCGAAGTAATCGTCACAAATATCAAAAACAGTGGAATAGCCAAAATCTTCGGCAGAAGCAACAGAAAGAAAATTACCACTGCGGTCAAAGTGCTTAGAAAAGATGTTAACGTCACTGTCTGGATTTGCCTTTCTATCGGTTGTTGCCGCGATGTTATCAGTGTATTTGTTTAAAAGCTCTACTGGTTTCAAGCAGCGGTATCTATGAGACGCTAAATGGGAGCCCGCTTGGGAGACAAAAGTGACTTTCATTAAAACTCGCTGTCTATCAGTTTACAGGCGTCAAAGCGAATGTTGTAAACAACGGAGCGTAGGAAATCTTCGTATTCGCTTAACCACATTTCTGCGTGTAGGCAATCCCGCATGTGGGGGAACCAGGGACCTCCGTTTGTGTAGTGCAAAGCTTTAATCCTTTCTTTAGCCAGGTGATTCTCAGAGTGACCCGCCACAAAGTGCCAATCCTCAGGCAACCCTTCAACTTCTGTGGGTTTTAACCAAGAAAACTGATGGAGGTTTCGCCCAGTTTCAAAACGGACCAAATCAACAAAATCTACACTCTTATTCGAATCAGAAGTCATTTCTAAAACAAACATAGCTGACCAAAGCTTCTTGTTGTATTGCTCCTGTTTCATACCATCCATTTTAATGGTGTTCTCGGGTTTGTAATCGTGTTTTACGCACCAAAGAGCGGAGGTGGAAGTTCTGTGCTGTTCAATATACTCGAACATCTTCCCTATGTCGGTAGTCCAAATAAAGTCACAGTCAACAAACATTACCAAGTCGCTCTTTGTAGGATCTTCTAGACGTTTCCAAAGCTCGCCGATTAAGAACCTGGTGTGGGAGAATTGCGTAGAGAAAGGTCTACCGTCTACCAGATCAACGTACTGACCGTTGGCTTCTATTTTCCACTCTCGCGTAAACAAGCCTTGTGAACGAAGATCCCTGTGACAAAGCTTGTGGACTTTAATAGGAACTTTAGCGTATTTCTGAAGGGTAAATTTGGCGACTTGGTAAGCGGTAGGTTCGCGCTCATCAAATCCTACGTATATGTGATAAGTCATTTTAGATTGAGGTTTACAGACAGCGGGGAGCTATCGAGAGTCGTAAACCAAAGTATGCGGGGTAGGCGCTAAGAAGTCAAGGAATTCTTGGTTAAAATCTTCTGTTTAAAGTAGGAAGGTGGGGTGGCTTCTATTTTCTTTAAAGCTTCAGCACAAGTGTCCAGGCTTTCTTTTAAAACCCTTTCAAACTCCTTTTCCATCCCTTTAAAATCCTCTTGTTCGTAAAGATTATTCTTCGTCAGCATCGAGTTTCTCAATCAAACGGGTCATCACACGTGTGTTGTTCTCGACTGTTAAAAGAAACTTGTTACTTAAAGCTTCCAGTTTGTCTAAAAGGACTTCCTGTTTGGCCCAGAGGGTTTGGACAGTTTTAACTAAAACAACGATGACCAGAATAAGGAACCCTACAAAAGCCCCGTATTCACTAATTATTTTATCTATATATTGATCCAAGTCGCTTAGTTTCCTGTCGTTTTTTTCAGGGCTTCATAGCGACCTGTGGCTTTTGCAGCCTTGTTTAATTCTCCGTATTGTACCCCTCCAGCCAAGCGCTGAGCAACAGCCTCGTTGACAGAAGAGAAAAAAGATCCTATATCGTAAGGTACGTTTTTCTTAGTCAGGAACTCCTGCAAATCAGAAACAACATCCGAATATTTTTGAGCCCATTTCTTGGCTTCCTCGGGGTTACCCTCTTGGTACGCCCTGAGCTCCCTCGTGCGGTAATTCTTTGCTCTGGCTCTGAATTTATCCATTGCTGGCTTGTAACGACCATTCTCAAGGGTAGCCCAGTAGCGCTCGTCTCTGGCGTTTGCAACCGTACCGGAACCAATACCCATAGCTCTAAGAGCTATCTGATCCGGTTCCGCACGGAGATCCTCAGGAGTAACCAGCTGCTTACCTTTACCGGTAACAGCGCCTTCGTCGTAGTACGTATAAGCTTTTAAAAGGTTGGAAATAGCCATAGGAGTAATCATCGTACCTATCTTAGCCGTGCTTTCGTCTGTGTTGTAGGCTTTCCAGGCTTGTATACCTTGCGTCAGCATAGAACCTTGAACACCTGCCAACTCCGTCATATCCCCTTGAACACCCATCGCAGCCAATATCACGTCTTGACCAATTAAAGGTAATCCGATACGTTTGGATACGTCGATGTTGGTTAAAGATCTAAAGATACCGTTGGTTACAAAGCGGCCAGCGACAGGGCCCCCAGTGGCTTCCGCCAGAGTTTCCTGCATCAATTGATTGAGATCAACATCTTCACCTTCTATTCCTGCGTAGGCTTCTTCAGCCAACTCCTTGAACAGGTCAGCTCCTGGAAGACCCATAAGGCCAGCAAAAAGGAACAAAGAGGCGACAGTCGTAGCAAGAGCTTTCTTGCCTTCAGGACCTCTACCATACATCCTGGCGAGAAACTCAAGAGCTTGCTGAGGGTAGGTCTGAAAAGGAAACACAAAGGCACCTAGGCCACCTCTAAGAACATCAGAGCGACCGGTTTTACCAAAGACTGCGTGAGCTTCGTCTAGACCAAAAAGAACTACGTCATCTATAAGGGGAAGACCAGAGATCTTTCTTTGTGCTTGAAATCGGTAATCCTGAGCAAGAACATTAGCAGCCTTTTGAAGAGCCTGTGGATTCTCCTGAAACATCTGGTAGTGAGCGTTGGCCGTAGCAAATCTTGTTGCTTGCTCCATAGCTGAAATAGGTATACCCAAATAGTTGGTTACCTCGTTTAATTTTGTCTTAGCTTTACCGCCAATAGTTTTGTCTTTGAAAGAAGCTTTCTCTGTGGTGTCGTAGCGATATGTGCCTGTTTGCTCTTCCAAGAAAGCGGCACCTGTACGACCAGCCTTAAACATACGCTTGTTAAACTCTATTTGCTTGGACGTGTACTTGTGTTTATCTCTCAAATCGTCCAAAAACTTTTGTTCATCAACTCTAAAAACCAAAGAACCGTTCTCTAGTTGATACGCGTTTTTATTCGTCATAGCTGACATGGCGACTTTAAAATTATTCGAAATATAGCGCATGTTCTTTATCGGATTAGGGTTGTACTGCGTCATCGAGCCTAACGTTGTTGTCGGAAGGGTCATAATCTGCAGAGCTGCTGAAGACAGGTTACCGCCCATAGTCCAGACAAAGTTAAGCGCCCTGATCTCCTGGAAGGAGTCAAAGGGGGAGGATGTATAATCTACATACTTTTGTATCTTTTCTTTAATGTTTTTGTGGTTGTCACCCAGCTCGTTTTGAATACGGTTGTTGTATTCTTGCATCATAGGTGCGTATTTCTGCTTGGCGAAGTAATGAGCGCTGGACGTGGCGTAGGAGCTTAGAACCCTGTCCCAGTCTTGCGAGTACCCTGGAATGTTCTCAGAAGGCGCGAACCTACGGGCAAACCCCTTAAACTTCACATCTCTTTCAAGTTGCTCTTTGATTTGTTGATACGCTTTCTCATCTTTGGCAGAACCCAATAGACCGCTTAAAAGTTCAAACGTAAGCTGGCTTTCACCAATCTTGTCGTAGACATTGGCGTAAGTCATCTCGAAACCATCATAAACAACATAATCGTTGTTATCACGGTAGTCCTTAAGGGCTTTCTGTACGGCTTCGTATTGTTGTCTGTTATACCGGCCAAAATGCTTACCCTCTTCAACCTGTGCATGGTACACGGGTTTGGCATCCGGCTTCACTTTGCCAGACTTGGTTATGTTGTCTTTCAGGTGTACGGTGAAGCCGTACGTTCCAAAACGCATGTGAGGGACAAAAGCTTTAGATCGCATACGCTCGATGTCTTCCAGGTTTTGCACTTGGTCCTGGATGAAGTCACGGTCCTTTGCCGACATTTGGTCATTATCGAGCATTTTAAAAGCTTCTTTCTGAATAGCTTGAGGAGACATTTTTATAGCGCCTGGGATCAGTTTTTCCAAAGCGGCGCGGGACATCATCTCGGCATCGTTAAGGGGTTCCTTAAGGTACCTGTCAAGATCTTGAATAACACCCAACATACGCTTGTCTTTAATCGCCACGATTTGACCATCTCTTTCAAAAACCAGGGAACCATCTTGATCGTAACTAAAGTTTTGACCGGTCATTCTTAAGTGGTCAATCACAGAACCAGCTTTAACGCGTACTTGCGCTTCGCGCTCAGAGAAGTATCTTTCGCCCATCTCGCGGTATTTGGTCATCAAGTTTGACTGCATATCTTCCTGCGTCCTTTTGATCGCAAAGACAACACCGGCAACAGGGTTAACCGAGGCTAGGTGTGCAAAAGAAGAAAGAAATCTTTGGTACAAACCTAAATCTTTATTAGATGCCTTTTCTTCATCAAACCTATCTTTGGCAAATTGTTCAAACGCATCGTCTTGATCCTTCCAGTGACCTTCTTGGAGTTGATCGGAAAACTTTTGTAACCTGGCTTCCCTGATGGCTTTTACACCGTCCGCAGCAGCTTGTTTAGCCGACTGATCCGCAGTGTCGAACAGATCTTCCAAGGACTGAAGACCTTGCAGCTTCATCTTTCTTTGAACATCTTTAAGTGTTTTTAACGCCTTGTTAAACTCTCTTTTCAGTTTCTTAGGAACGTAAGGTAGTTTTACACCTTTACGTTTTGCTTCGGCGTATTCAGCGAACTTGTTAGCGATAATCTCACGGCGACCCTCAGGAGTTTTCGCCCAGGCTTTTAGGGTATTCTTAAGGTCTCCTGAGGCTTTCACCACAAGGGGTATTGATTGATCAACAGCTTCTGCGTCAAAGGAACCTTTATCCGCCAAATAATTCCAAGCCTCTAGGAGAGGTGTTTCCAAGTTGATAAAATTTGAGGGGTCGTTGAAGTTTAAAGCTGCAGACATCAAATTAGCTTCTTGCACGGTTTCCACAGGGGCTACGGGGTTACCGTTCTGGTCTAAAGTCTCGGGTACGTTAAAAGACACATTATCAGCTTTAATGCGGTTTAAAGAACGTATTGTTTCTTGAACCTGCATTTGAACCGCTTGCTGACTTTTTCTTTTGTCGGCTTTAACCTTTAACTTCGAGGCGTTGTTGTTTATTTCAACTTCAGGAGCCACGGGTGTCTTTGGTTGTACGGGTGTATCCGCTTTAACCAAGGGTACTGGCTCTGTATACGATTTACGCATAATGGCTCCAGCAATATCTTCTTTGGTTCTTGTGACGTTGGACTTGGTGTCAGAAATCTCGCTTTCGGGAACACCTTTGGATCTCGCTATTTCAATAAGCTGAGGTTTGGTGTAAGTCAAAAGGTCTTTAAACTTTTTGTTTTGAACCTTCATGTCTTCAGCTATAAAACCTGGAAGCTCAGAAATAGAGGGCTCATTCGGCGCTTGAGCTGGTGTATATTTATTTTGTCTTTGTTTCACTTGCGCTTGTGCAGTGACCGCAAGGGCTTCCCCTGTGGACTCTAAAGGCAAACTTTGGATTTCAACCTTAAAAGGCTTTACGGGTTTTGCGATAAAAGGGGATTGCGGGGCAATGATCTCAGCCAGGCTCTTTGTCGCTGCGTCTGTTTGAACCTTATTTAGGTCAACATCACCTATTGGTGTTTTGTTTTGGATTTTGACTCTTAAGGGAGCCGTAGGGGTTAACCCCGAGGAATTCTTAAGGTTCATCTGCATGTGGGCCTGAAGGTTTTCCTTGGCTACCCCTGAGAACAACGACTGGTAACCGAGCCGATTGTTCTCCACACGATCCAGCATGACGTTGGCTGCTTTGATCTTCTCTTCAGCTTTAAAGGCATCAGGAGAAAAGCCGTTATTACGAAGAACCGCATCAGCAGCCTCCGGTGTGTCGATAATGGATGATTTTGGAGCTTGCTCTTTTAAAACGTCTTCTCGGATAACCTCTTCCAAACCCTTTTTGGCTTTCTCGGGAAGACCTTTAGGAATCCCCGAAAGACCGGAATAAAGACCGGATGCTGATCCGAAACCGCCACCTTGTACAGCGGCTGCAATGGCAGAATCGAGGTATTCGTTAGCGGCTTCTTCGGAAGTAAAAGGATTGACCTCCAGATTGGCTGCAGAACGCTCCAGGGCTTGCTGTAGGACCTCTCCAGGTACCCCTACAGCTATCGCTTCAGAGACCTTACCCATGACGTTCTTGGCGACACCAGGGGCCACATTCTCAAAGACCTTCTCTCCTACGGCTGTTAAGCCAGTCTTCGCCAGGACCCCACCTAGGACCGCTTCTACGGCTGCTTGCGGGACTGCGAGGACTGCGGCTTTTGGGAGGTTTGGTTCTTGTCCTTCGTCGAGTTGTCTGGAAACATTAAAACCGGTAAAAATAGGCAAAGCAGCCAGAGTAGCACCGACACCAAAGCCTCCAACCTTGGCGACCAGTTCGGCAACAGGGTGGGGAAGATTAGGAGCAATAGTAGCGCCAGCGACACCACCTGCCATAATAGCCGCCATTTGCGGAGAATTGAGACCAATCTGTTCTTTGGCGTAATCAAGAAATTTACCCGCTCCTTCAGGGATAGAATCAGCTTTTAAAATATCACGCCAGTCTGTAGCGTTTACCAACAGCTGTCCAGCTTTTTCTTTTTGCTTTTGAAACTCCTGCGTGGCTAGGGCTTGCTCTTCGCTATCACCAGTCAACTCATTCCAACCGGCGTTTAAAGCAGCGCCAGCACCGGAAAGACCAGCAGCGCCAGCCCTGACAGATTCCCAAAAGGTTGGAGAGGCAGCACTAGGCTGCGGTGTGGGGGCTAGTTGCGCGAAGTGCTGCGTGGCAAACGCCTCAACTTGCTCAGGGGTAGCTCCTTCGGGGCCCTCGAACTTGTAAATCTTTGAATCGGGACCTTGTACTTTGTAGATCGGCATTTGATTATTCTTCCGTGCCTATGAACTTGAACCCGCCGGGAGTAGAAGGTGTCACGTTGGCTAAGCCAGCATCTTGTGACTTTGTTCCTACTATTGCTTGAGCTTCAACCAGTGATTCTTTTTGCATTCTATCCAAATCTTCTTTCGAAATAGTCATACCGGCACGTTGTTCAATTTTCTTTTGCAAGATCTTGGCTGCAGCAGACGACAAAGGATCTCCTTTTTCGGAAGCTTGTGCCTGTTTATAAGCTACTTCGGCTTGTATCTCTTGTTTTTTAAGTGGGAAAAGCTCTTGGTTCATCTTTTGGTTATCCCTAGAGATCTCCGTTTGAAGTTTGTAGGATTCAGCTCTGTCTTGAGCCAACTGATTTTCCAAGGCTTGCTGCTGAGCTTCAGACTTAATTTTGTCGATTTGCATTTTAGTGGTCATACCTTGCATCACGGAGTTACCCAAAGCTTCGCCAAAGCCTTCACCTGGGGAAGCCAGCATACGGGCACCAAAGGCAAGAAGCGGTAAGTTCCAACCCGGACTTTCTTCTTTAGTCGTGTTTGGTTGAGCCATTTGCTGTGTAAAGCGGGCCATCTGTTCATCGTTCATTTGAGAACCGTCAGGGTTCAAATAGGAGCCCTCAGGAGATTCTGAAGGTGTTTCTTCGGGGCTCTCTTTAATACGGTGCTTGTCCATCATCTCGGCTATAGCTAAAACATTCTTATTCATTTCTGGGTCAAGGTCGTCGGGACTCATGTTGTCGGCAAAGAACTTAGCGAATTCAGGTGAGGATTTACGACCAACTTTACCTTCAGAAGCATCATAAGCCGCAGCTTGCTGTAGTTGGTACATAGCTTCGTTTTTATTTTTGTCACCCAAATTAACCGTATCTTCTTCCTTGGGTTTTGAAGGGGAGGTTAGCCAGTCACCCAGCAATTGAAGATCTGTGGTAGGCGCACGAAGAGCCTCTAAAGGAAGTGTTCCTACAGCAGCACCTAATGAGCCTAAGCCTAGAAAACCGTTTTTACCGTAACCTGCAGCCTTGGTTAAAGGTGAATCGTCTTCAGAAGGTGAGTAGGCAGCTCTACGGTTAGACTTAATAATTCCCGTTAAAGCTTCGTAAAGAGGGTTCAAAATATCCCTGTCATGGCTAACAGAGCCGCCAGAAGCGTAACCCTTCACTTGGCCGCCTTCCTTAAAAATAGATCCGCGTAAGGGTCCGTTGACAAGGTTGTAAACACTGGAGCCAGTACCAAAACCTGTACCACCCATCATGCTGCTTAAACCCGCCATTCCAGAGCCTAACATTCCTCCCAAAGAGCCCAGGCCACCTAAGCCTAAAGAAGCTCCGCCCGTGAAAGGTGCAGCCAGCATCGAGCCTAGCCCGAGCATGGAGCTTAAGGGGCTGCTGCCTGGTTGCGTTTGGGTATTTGTCGTCGTACCTTGAGTGTGCTGGCTAGTCGTAAGTTGAGCCATAGGATAAAGGATGCTGCTAAGAAAGTTAACTTGGTCATACGGATACTGCTGTTGTTTAGCGAATTGACCGTAATCCCAGTTCAAACCTTGTTGAGCCTGATTTTGCTGTGTAGCCCCAGTTTGCTCCAAAGCAGCCAGACCCGTAAGATCCTGTGCCTGGTTTGCACCTGCAAGTTGGCTCATAAGGGTTCCTGAGTTCAACTGGTTTTGTTGCTGGCTCAAAGCTAAGTTCTGAGCGTCTCCGTAAGCTGTTTGAAGACCTTGTGTCTGTATGTCGCTCAAACGCGTGTTTAAATCGTTGTAAGCGTTAGCCTCGACAACGCCGTGACGGTCTCCACCGAAAGCTCCTGCGTTGGCTGCAGCGTCACCTATAGAGTTCATTTGAATATCGAAGTCGCGCAAAGCACCGCGTTTGGTTTGATCCACAACGTTTTGCATATAAGGCGACATATACTGAGAGATATCGGATGAAGTCAGATTTTGAGAGCCGGAATTCAAAAGACTTTGTGCCTGGACTTGCAAAGGGTTCTGCTGTCCTTGCATGTCCTTGACACCTTGAAAAGCTTGAAGTTGCTCAGGCGTAAGACCTGCGACACCTTGGCCTGTGTAAGGTGTGTAAGGGCTAAGAGACAAAGAGTTAGCTCTGTTGGCTAAATCAGGAAATAAATCCTTCAAGTAGTCAGGTAAAACAGGTGTCTGTGTTTGGTCGATTGAGGAAGTGGAAGTGGATTTTTTAGAACCACCTAAAAGGCCGCCCATAGTGTTTTAAATTCCGAAAGTTAACAAGAACCCACTCTTTTTGAAACCTTGTTTCTCGAAAAGTCTTTCTTTGGCCGGTGTTCTGTCGTTACTCATGAAAGTCATGATTACCGGTAATTTATTTAATTTTGAAAAATCTTTCATGGCTCCTGCCAGAGCTTTAAAGACTTTCCCACCTTTACGGTGTTCTGGGTCTACAAAAAAAATGTAGTCAGAAATAACAGGAGTCGAACTCCACCAAGTAGTAACTATCTGAGTTCCTACAAAGCCTTTTATTTTACCTTCTTCTTTGAAGATAAACAAAGGACTCTCAGACCATTTATCGTAAAAAAACTCTGTTGTTTTAGCTAGGTCTACTTTAGGCAGGTTTTCAAAACCATGTTCTTTAGGGATCGTAAGGGCCATCTTAATGACAACCGGCAGATCTTCTTTAGCTGCGGTAAAAATCAAAGGTTGTTACTTTGTCTGTTTACTTGTCGCTTGGCTCACCATCTCGGATAAGGGAGGGGATTGCTCTTTACCCCCTTGTTTCATCATAGCACGCACTTGCGTGATAATCTGGTTTAAAACCCTGGAGCCAGCGTCTGAAGAACCATTACCCACAAAAGAGACTACATCAGCGGGAAAAACAAATTCCCCTTCTGACAGGGCTGCGGGTTGTTCTCCGTCTATTTGTGCGGGAACAAAGTCAGCAAGACCTCCACCGGAACCTTGGACAGGTCCTGCCTGTTCCGAAGGATCATTCATAATGTCACCTAAAAGGGAAGATATGGGGTTCATAGGCATGTAGGTTGGTTTGCTCGACTTTTACAGGGTATATTCTATCATTCCAGACAGGGTAGATCAATTTATTTAACTAATGTGTATTTAAAGATACGATTGGTTGAAACATCGTTCGCGTGGTAAACAGTGAAAAATTGGGTATTTGGGACACAATAGAGGGTTCCACCGGAGATCTCTAAGGCTGCATCACTTGTGTAGGCGGTCAAATGCACAACACTCTTAGCTGTACAGGCCAAATCGTTAACAACAGTGCTTGTAGCACCAGCTGTTAAGGTGACAGACCCTTTATTGGCCGTAGCCCTACCTAGCTCCCTGTCAGTATCTGTCAAATAAATAGTTAAGCCCCTGACCAACTCACTAAGAAAACCTTTTGTTTTAGGGTCTGCAAAATCTGTGGGTTCCGGTAGTCTAATTGTCGTCATTAGCGGCCACCATCAGGCTTGATCGCCAAGCGCGTAACGCCCAGTCTAAAGTCACCACCTTGGGTGCTTGTGGAATATTCTAAAGAAGCCTGTCTACCACGTGCCCTCAAACTAATCTTTTGAGTAGCACTGGTAACCTCAAAGGGTCCCTTTTCTTGAGTTTCTGTTGAGTTGGGGTATTTTTTAGCCCTAAAAATAAAGTTGGTTGTTTTGATAAAAGTTCCGTCAGGAATGATTCTGTCTACAAAGACAAAGTCCTGTCCATCACCTATATCAAAATCAGCTGTTCTTAAATAAGCTTTTAAGTTAGAGCCATCATCGTCTTTACCTACCTCATGGGAATAGAGTTTTCCATCAGCCCCTGTAGCGTATGGCCTATCAAAAATATCAATGTCATTCCACGCAGTTCTTACAATCGTACCGTCATACCAAACGCGATCCAGGTAGTTATAAACCACATAACGGC